ATGAATATCGAACATCCGATGGTGACACAAATGAATGATTTCGGCTATCCAAAACGTTACTGGCCATATGAAATGTCCCGAAATGGTTATCGATTAGAGGACGAGGACCGCGAGAAAGGATTTGATGATGATGAGACATCAGATGACATTTGATGCCCGAAAAGAAGCCCAGCATTGCCTAGTACAAGCTGGCGGCTGGATCACTTTTCATCAAAAAGAGCCGATTTTTGCTTTCCCCACGGCAGAAGAAAAACGCACATACATGACCCTCATGGCAGAAAAAGCCGTTGATGACAAGAAGAAGGAAAGGATGAATGCGACATGAATCGATTGAAGCAAATCATGACATTCCTGAAATGTTTGCTCAATGCGGGTCAAAACGAACAAGACATTCGGCAGTGGGCGAAGGATGACGGGAGATCGTAGCATGGTCCTTCATTTTATCATTGAAAAAGAACATTTATGCACAAAAGAGACATTGATAAACAGAATTCAAACAGCCGCTAAAGCGCAATGCACAAGCAAAATAAAAGGCGCATTATCACTCGACATTCGCTCATTTTACAATATGCCCATTGATCTAGCGAACAGCCAAGACACGCGTACATCTGCTGAAAAAGGCTTGATACGCCCGGTACACATCAGCATTCTTCAACCAAATTTGCAGTATATACAAGAAGCACTTCATGCCGTTACCGATGACGCCTCTTTACAGATTGTAGAATTAAGAGTTTCACAGTTTTATAGCATGCGTCCTCGAATGGAAATCATTTTAAATACGATGGGTGATGATATGAGATCCTCACCACCAAATAAGGAGACAAGCATATGAACGAGCCAAAACAACTCATGATTCAAGAAAACCAGACATTTGTCGGTGAAATGGAAAAAGGAAAGATTCAAGTCATTGTGTTAGATGGAAACGTAGGAACGGCTTATATGATGGATGTACCTGAGCATGGAAAAACGATTATTCAAACAGCAAAAGGACATTTTGCAAGAGTCGATCATGAGATTGGTTTTAAAATCAGCTAGTCTGATGAACAAGAACAACTGAATAAGTCCAAGACGGAAAGCCTGCGGACACTGATCAAGACCCTATAAAAAGGGGCTGATTGGTGTCCGTTTTTTATTTTCTTAAAAAAGGGAGAGAGCATAGATGCAAGATTTACTGATTGAATATAAAAGAAGTTTAAAAGATGCCAGAAAACGATATGAACAATTGAAAGACAAAGAAGAGAAACAGATGTCAGATCAGGACAAACATGATCAAAAAATGATCGCCAGTATGGTCAGTGATTTAGAATACGTGGTGGAATGGCTTCAAATCGGTAGAGAGCCAGGCGCACGCAGAGGATTAGATAGACGGTCTGTGTATCAGCGAACCATTCTTGCTAATCAAGAGGTATTAGAGGCTTTATCACATGAATACACCCTCATTCAAGAGAAAGAAAGAGAGGTAAGTGAGCGGGATAAAAAGCGAATCGATGAAGCTTTGTCTGTTTTAACAGATCGAGAGAAAGACGTGTTTTTTATGCACACAACACAGGGTCTGTCATTTAGCGAGATTGCGATCATGCTAGATGTAAAAAAAGGAACAGTCCAAAAACATATGGAAAGAGCTCGGACCAAAATGTCCAAAAAAGTACAAGAACGTCTATTCAGAGCTGCTGAATAGGCGTTTTTTCTTTCATCACATCAATCTTCAAAAGCTTGTCTTACAGTTGCCACCTATAGTTAGAAAGACCAAACGAATGTTTGCTAGCCCGGCACAAATGATTTCTCTTCAGGGAATCATTCGAACTAAAAGGAGGCGGCAGGTGAATGTAAATGAAAGATAAACGGATAGAGGCTAAGCAGGATTATATGAAAGGGATGACGTACCAGCAACTAGCCGATCATTACAACGTCTCCATCCATACCGTTAAATCATGGAAAAGACGATACGGCTGGCAAAGACAAAAAACACCGTCAAAGCAGGCGCACTCGATCTTTCACCAATTTCTTTCAGATGAAACGATTGAAATCATGGAAAAAATGGATGGGCGCACATCTCTTGATATCATCTGGGATCAAATTCAAATTCAATACGCAGCCATTATTCGAGCGCAGCGCATCATGCATGTAGCAGATCAAGATGACATGATCAAAGAACTGAAAAAGGCGACGTACTTGCCTTCTTCATTAGAGGAAGAAACAGGCGAAGGCATTCATCCAGAGCCAGAGATCACGGCAGAGGAATTTTCGTTTCAATTTTCATGGGATCGGCATGCTACTTTTTTAAATGCCCAATCTCGTGCAATGGGAGAACTAAGACGGCTGATTAAACAGTTTGAAGAGCTCGCTCATGCGAAAGATGAACGAAGATTAAGGCTGAAGCAAATTGAGCTGACAATCGAAAAAACAAAAAAAGCAGTTCGTGAGGAAAAAGAAGAAGATCTTCATATCATGATCAAAAGAAAAGAGGACGATTCATGACGCCGTTGATTGAAAAAGAAGTCAATCCTCATTTTGAACACTTTTTGTTCGATTGGAATCAAAAGTTTCAGTTTTTAGTAGGCGGTTATGGCTCCTCCAAAAGCTATCACATTGCTTTAAAGCTGATTTTAAAACTGCTTGAGGAAAAACGAACAGCACTTGTCATTCGAGAAGTGTATGATACGCACCGGGAGTCGACCTACTCTCTTTTACAAGAAATCGTCAGCGATCTTGGCATTGATCATCTAGTAAAGTGCCGCAGTTCACCGCTTGCTCTCACTTTTCGCAATGGGAGCAGCATTTTATTTAAAGGACTGGACAAGCCTGAGAAATTGAAGTCGATCAACAACATCTCAATTATTTGGATTGAGGAGTGTTCCGAGGTTTCATATGAAGGGTTTAAAGAACTGCTTGGAAGGCTGAGACATCCGGTTTTACCTCTTTATATGATGTTATCGACGAATCCCGTTGGTCAGGATAATTGGACGTACAGACATTTCTTTAGAGATGAACAGCTGAAACGATTTGTCCTTGATGACGAAACCTTATACAAACAGCGAACCATCGTGATAAAAGATACGTACTATCACCACTCAACAGCAGAAGACAATCTATTTCTTCCTAGAAGCTATGTCAAGCAGCTGGATGAGCTGAAAGAATACGATCCAGATCTTTATCGAATTGCAAGAAAGGGATACTTCGGTATCAATGGCACAAAAGTGTTTCCGCAATTTGAGGTCAGACAGCATGCTGACGTATTAGATGCGATCGGGCAGATTGAAAGACCGCTGAAACGAGCGGGGATGGATTTTGGATTTGTCGAATCCTACAATGCGCTCATTCGGTTAGCTGTCGATCATGAAAAAAAGTACTTATATATTTATTGGGAATATTACGACCGCGGGAAAACAGATGATGAAACAGCTGTTGATTTGAAAGAATTTGTTGAATCAAAGGAACTCATTAAGGCAGACGCAGCAGAGCCTAAAACGATTCACTATTTTCGGCAGCGCGGATTTCAAATGGTCGCTGCGCATAAGTTCCAAGGGTCACGTTTGCAATATACAAAGAAAATCAAACGATTTAAGAAAATCATTTGTTCTGATGCTTGCCCTTATACCATCTATGAACTTCAATCACTAACCTATAAGGCAGATAAGAACGGCCGCTTAGAAGAAGATGAATTTCAAATCGATCCACACACATTATCCGCCATTTGGTATGCGCTAGATGATTATGAGGTGACCGATTTGAAACAGACTGCTTCAGAGCGTGTCCGTCCAAACCGAGAGAGGAGGTCCATACAATGAAACAATTAAAAGCAACGATTATGAAGGCCAACATGTCTGATCATACAAAACAAATGTATGAGGATGAATTTTCATACGAAAAAGATGACATTGTCCCGCCGCCCTACCATATCAATGAATTAAAAAGCATGGCAGAATACTCAACGATTCTTCAGCAATGTATAGATGCGTATCGAACAAACATTTTAGGCTTTGGCTTTGGGGTGGAATACGCCTTTGATTTTAATGCGGAAGATGTGAAACCGGTCAAAAAGAAGACAGCCGAGAAGGAATGGACAAGACTCGAAGAGTTTACGAAATACATGAACTATGATGAGTCTGCTGACGTGATTCTTGGTTATGTCCTAGAAGACCGGGAGAAAACAGGAAATGGCTTTTTAGAGGTGCTGCGGGATGGACAAGGAAAGCCGGCAGGAATCGAGTATTTGGATGCACTCCATATTCGCATTTGCAAGTTGAGTGAGCCAGTCGACGTCGAATTCCACTACACAGAAAACGGCGAATTAAAGACGATGAATCGCAAGAAACGATTCCGAAAATATGTGCAGGTCATCAATGAGAAGAAAGTCTTTTTCAAGGAGTATGGTGATCCGCGCATATTAAATTATGAAACAGGCAAGTACGATGATGCTACACCAGAACCACTTCAAGCAACAGAAGTCATTCATTTTAAAATTGGCAGTGGGACGTATGGGATTCCCCGCTGGATTGGCAACATCGTCAATATGTATGGCGCACGAAAAGCAGAAGAGCTGAATTATCTTTATTTTAAGCAAGGAAGGCATGTACCTGGTGCCATCATTGTTGAAAACGGCATGCTGTCAGAGACTTCTTATCAGCAGCTACAAGATTATATGGATGATATTGAAGGGTCTGATCATGCGCATAAGTTTTTATTGCTCGAAGTAGAAGGGCTTCCGACAGAAAAAGGATTAACAGGTGAAGAAGATGTATCAAATGTCAAAGTGAATTTTAAATCCTTGGCGGAAATCCTGCAAGAGGATGCGCTCTTTTTAGAATACGATGAAAAGACGAGAAACAAAATCCGCTCCGCTTTTCGTCTGCCGCCTATTTACACAGGAGAGTCACAAGATTATAACAAGGCTACAGCAGATACCGCGCGAAAAACAACGGAGGAGCAAGTGTTTCAGCCAGAGCGGCATCTTATTGCAGGGAAACTCAATACTCTTTTTCTCCCGGATTTAGATATATGGCATGTCCGCTTTCTATTAAATGGTCCTGACTTTAGAGATCCATTAGAGATAGCGAAGGTTCTAACACCATTTATTCAGGCTGGGGCAGTATCGCCAAATGATTTACGAGATCTTGCGGGGCGTATTCTTGGTAAGACGTTAGAGGAATGGCCGGAAGAATTCTACCACCGACCTTTAGAAAGCCGCATAAAAACAGCTAATGGGCTGTCTCCATCCGAGTCAAACCAGCTGGAGAAATAAAAGGACGTGAGCTTTTTTTGAAAGGGGGTGAACATATGCCAAGGGAATTAAAAAACGCAAAAATTACACATGTTTCCTATGTGGACAAGGCCGCCAACCAAAAGAAATTTTTCTTGATGAAAGCAAAGAAAAAGCAGTCTGACTTTCAAAAAGAAGTCAGTGTCCTGACGAAGGCAGAGGATGCGCATCGCCTCGTATATGGCGTCGTGTATGAACCGAATACACCTGATGCACATCAAGACTTTATGTCGGCCAAAGAAATTGAAAGAGCAGCACACGGTTTTATGAAAGATGCCCGTCACATTGATAAACAGCATGATTTTCAAGATGGTGTTGGTGAAGTCGTCGAATCATACATTGCCCCAGCGGATTTTGAAGTAGGCGGGGAGCTGATTCAAAAAGGATCTTGGGTACTTGTGACAAAGGCATCACAAGATATTTGGGACCAAATTCAGCAAGGCCATATTACAGGCTACTCAATGGCTGGAACAGCAGACATCATCGCAATAGAGGAACACGATCAGCTCCTATCTCAAGAAACGAACGAGAGAGGGCTTTTTTCTTTGCTGAAAAATTTCTTTTTGAAAGAGGAAGGTGCAAATATGCCACAACAATTTTGGAGCGTTTTAGATCATCTGCTGGAAACGTTGCAGTCAAGTGATGGTGATGAGTCTAGCGTAAGAGCGGCACTTGAACAATTGATTCCAATCGTGCAGGATGTGTTGAAAACAAATGATGTCCTCCAAACGATTGGTGAAAGACCAGCATCCGTTCAAAAGCAAGATGCCGGATTAACGACTGATCAAGTACGCGAACTAGAAAAAGCAAAAATGGCCATCGACAACGTTTTACAAGCGGATAAACAAGGGACAGATCAAACAGGTGAAGAAGAACCTGTGCAAAAAGTGCTGGAGCAAGTGGTTGCGCCAATTCGTCATCAGCTCTCTACCTTAGAGAAATCAGCAGGCAGAGAAAAAGCAGCGATTCAGGAAGTGCTTCAGCAACAGCTACTGCCTATTTCAGAGCGGATACACATGCTTGAAAAAGCGCGGGGCATTTCTAAACAAACAAATTACGATACACAAAATGATATGACAAAGCCCATATGGGATGGCTTACTATAAGCCTAAATAAGGAGGAAAAAGTGTGAGAAATCAAGAGTTGATTCGCAAGGCTGAAATGACACTTGCCAGCTTAAAAACAGGCGGTCTCATGAACGCAGCCCAATCCAACACATTCATTAGAATGATGCAAAATACACCAACCGTTTTAAATGATGCACGTATCATTCCAATGGAAAGTGATTCACAAAAAATCGAAAAAATCGGCTTCGGTCAGCGCATTTTACGCCCAGCAGAAGAAGGCAAAGCGCTTGATGCAAAAGACCGTGTTGTTCCAGCGACAAGCACTGTCCAGCTCAATGCAAAAGAAGTCATTGCTGAGATCCATATGACGTACGACAGCATTGAAAACAACATTGAAAAAGACGGGATTCAGCAGACCATTATGCAAATGCTGGCGGAACGAGCGGCAGTCGATATTGAAGAACTGATCGTCAACGGTGATACAACATCACAAGATCCATTTTTAGCTCAAATGGATGGCGTACGAAAACAGGCAGTTTCTCATATTGTCGATGCGAATGGAGCGGAAATTAGCCGTCAAATGTTCAAACAAGCCTATAAAGCGATGCCGTCAAAATATTTACGTGTACCTCAGGATTTCCGTTTTTATACATCCCCAAGTTTAGAGGTCGAGTGGAAAGACCAAGTAGCAAACCGTCAGACAGGTCTCGGAGATGCGGCGATTCAAGGCGGACTTTCTTCTGCATTCGGTGTTCCGGTCAAAGGTCTTGCCAATATGCAGCCATATGATGAAGAAGGAACAGACGTATCAGATATTTTACTGACACATCCGAAAAACATTATCGTAGGGTTTTCTCGCAATATTCGTATTGAAGTAGAAAAAGATATTCGCAGCCGTAAGTTTATCATTGTTCTGACAGCGAAGCTCGACAGCAAATTTGAGGAAGAGGATGCTGTAGCCAAAGTAATGAAAGTGAAAGAGTAGGTGACAGCAGGCTATGATCATTTCTGCTGAGGAACTACAAGCCTATTCTGTATTTGATCGCGTGAAAAATCGTTCTGTAGAGAGACTAGCGGCAGATATTATTGAAGCAGAAGCAGCGGTATTTCAAATTGTCGGGCACGATTTTACACATGAAAAATATCAGCCCATTCCTGAAAAAGCAAGGATCGCCTTATTAAAAATGGCCCAGTATTTTGCCATGCTGAATGATGATGAATCCATGATGAAAGGCTTGACTTCAGAAAAAATGGGTGATTATTCATATGCAAAGGCAGCGGACAAAGTGAAAGGCAGACCTTATGTGTATGCCCTTCTTGTTGATTATATTGAACCTTCACTAACTGGCGGCAGCGCCAATTTAAAGGTGAGATCATTATGAGTTATGATTCTCTATTAACGGATCGCTGTGATCTTTTTCACTTAGAGAATGAAGAGGCAGTCCGCGGCAAATTTGGTATACCAGCAGGAGATCTGCAAACGGACATCTCTTATCCTGATACACCAAGTATGAGAGATGTGTCTTGCTATGTTGTAGAAAAAAGCCAGTCACTCGTGCAAGAAGAACCGAATACAGTCATCTATCAGTCCTATCTCGTCCATTTCCCTTTAGCAAGCGACATTCGCTTGCATGACAAAATGGTGTGGAACGGCATCTCACTCAAGTTGCAGCAGCCAAAAAGAGTGAAAAATCATCACATGGAAGTGATGGCCGTCAGAAAGGAAAACCTATGAAAATTGATGGACTTGACCGGCTGCTATCCCAGCTCCAACAGGCAAATAGTGGCGGCTTAACGGCGCAATATCAAGAGTGGTTACAGGAAATGGGCTTACAGTTTTTAGACATCATTCAAGATGAAATCATCAAAGAAAAGGCTGTTGATACAGGACGTCTCCTCAATTCCTTTCAAAAAGGTGACAAGGAGAATCACTTTCTCACTTCCCGAGGCGGGCTCACGCTAGAAGTAGGGACACAGCTCGATTATGCCTCTTACGTGAATGATGGACATGCCATTTCTTCAAATGGAGAACGAAGATGGGTGCCTGGCAGATGGAACGGCAGCCGCTTTGAATATGATCCGAATGCCAGTACTGGCATGATGCTTTCATCTCAATGGATTGAAGGAAATGGGTACTGGGATCATGCCGTCATGCTCTATGAACAAATGTTTGAACACTCGCTGGATCGAAAGCTTCAAAGCTGGATCGATCGACATTTTGGGAGGTGATGGAATGAATCAAGAAGTCGGGGCAATCATGCATTATATATACACACGCTATCCAGTGAAAATGTATGATCGTCTTCTGCCAGAGCGTTTTCAAGTGCCATCTGTTTATGTGCCGCCAGTGACTGTCATTAGTGGTCCAGATACAGTGTCTACTTTTATGAAATCTTATTCGCTGCAAGTGAAAGTGTTTCATATGGATACAGAAAAAGCGCATGATGCGGCGGAAACAGTCGTCGATGCATTGCTTGCTGATCGTCAAATCATTCAGATGATCAGTGAAGATGGAGAGGTGCTTGATGATTATGTCCGCATAAAAAGAGTGGAAACAAGAATCATAGATCAAGGTGTAGCAGCGATTGTCCTGACATGGGATAGCAGCTATTGGTACAACCGAGATAAACAGCCAAGCCTAGAAGATATCAATTTTTCAGATGGGGTGATCAAACGTGAGCAAGACTAAAAAAACACAGCTCGATCAAACAGCGGGCGAAGAAAAAGAATTTGGCTTTTCATTTGAAGCCTTAAAAGAGCACAGCAAGGATCTTTTTGGGGTAAAACCAGAAATCCTTGAAGGTGCTCTTTTTTATATCAAACATCAACCAATTACAAAAACAGAAGCAAAGAAGCACATCGATGCTTTTTTGTCCAAGGAGGTTTAAAGGATGAACGGAGGCACTTTTACACCAGGTACAGAGAAAAAGCGTCCTGGCATTTACTTTAATTTTAAAACAACAGCAGAGCAGCGAATTACTTTAGGCGAGCGAGGAACAGTTGCACTTCCTCTTGTCATGAGCTGGGGAGAACCAAAAACCTTTATTTCCGTTTCCGATATGGAAGACTTAAATAAAAAGGTCGGGCTCAACATTGATGATAAGTCACTTCTTCTTTTCCGTGAAGCGAAGAAAAAAGCGCAAACGGTCTTGCTTTACCGCCTAAACGAAGGAGAGCCAGCCAAAGCGGAAATCGCAGAAAACTTTGTGGTTACTGCCAATTACGGTGGTCAAAAAGGAAATGAGATTACCATTCAAGTGGCAGAAAATGTACTCGACAGCACAAAACGTGACGTCATCACCTATCTTGGAACAGATATTGTCGATAAACAGGTGGTCACAGATGTCAAAGATCTTGTGAAAAACAAATACGTTCAATTTTCTGGTGAAGGCGAAGCGGTCATTACTGCTGGAGCGGCTTTAAGCGGCGGGAAAAACGGTGTGGCAAGTGTCGCAGATTATACAGCTTTCCTAGAAGCAGCTGAAACGGAATACTTTGATGTTATTGCACTCCCAGTCGATAATAGTGAGCAATTAAAAGCAACATTCGCGTCATTTATTGAGCGTTTACGTAATAAGCAAGGACGTAAGGTGCAAGGCGTTGTGGCTAACTATGCAGCTGATCAAGAAGGTATCATCAATGTCACAAGCGGTGTTGTTTTAGAAGACGGAACAGAACTCGCGCCTGCTCAAACAACAGCTTGGGTCGCAGGAGCAAGTGCAGGAGCGACTTTTAATCAGTCACTGACCTTTGTTGAATACGAAGGCGCAGTCGATACATTAGAGCGTCTTGATAATGATCAAGTAGAATACCGTTTATCACAAGGAGAGTTTCTTTTCACTTTCGATGCAAGAGACCGCACGGTGAGCGTTGAAAAAGATATTAACTCTTTGACAAGCTTCACGGTTGAAAAGAACCAGCAAATGGCGAAAAACAAAATCATCCGTGTGCTAGATGCAATCAACAATGATTTAACATTTGAACTGAAAAATTTGATTAAATTACGCAAAGCCAATGGCAATGACATTCCAGCATCTGATGATGGAGTGCAGCTTGTGAAAACACTGATTACACAGTATCTCACACAACTTCAAGATGGCAGCGGTATTACAGGCTTTAACTCAGAAACAGATATCGTCATTGGCCTCAATGAAGATCGTGATGGATTTATCATCGATTTAGCAGTACAGCCAGTAGACGCAGCAGAAAAATTCTATTTCAATGTGGAGGTGAAGTAAGATGGCTTTTAAAGCGCAAAATACAATCTCAGGTAAAGAAGGTCGTCTTTTCTTAGAAGGTGAGGAACTTGCCTTTATCAAAACGTTTGAAGCAAACGTGGAGAAAAATAAATCAGAAGTGAACGTAATGGGCCGCCGAATGACTGGCCATAAAACAACTGGGGCAAACGGAACAGGAACGGCAACATTCTATAAAGTTACGTCACGTTTCGTTCAACTCATGCTCAACTATGTGAAAAAAGGGGAAGATCCTTATTTCACTCTTCAAGCGGTAATTGATGATAAATCATCAGGCCGAGGCACAGAGCGTGTGACATTATTCGATGTCAACTTTGATTCAGCTAAAATTGCTGGACTAGATGTCGATTCAGAGGCACTTGAAGAAGAAGTTCCATTTACATTTGAAGACTTTGATCTGCCTGAAAAGCTGAAGAATTCTTTCTAAGAAATGTGGAGGAAATTAGCTAATTAATTAGCTAAATAAAAACCAAATATGCTATAATGCAAATGTAATGAAAAATGAATGCATTTGTAATGCACATTGCAATAAATGACACACAAAATTATGTTTACATGCAAAGAGATTTGCATACAATAAAAAGAAGCCAGGATGCGCTAACATCCCGGCAATGTACAATGAGGCTCTTCAAGGGGCTGGCCAATCGAATAGGATGTTCAGGATAGACTTTCCCTTTCACCTACCAAAGCTCAAGGGGGAGTCTATTTTTTGTCTATATATGTCAACAGGGCAATGATAAATGACCCGAAAGCAAGCATTAACATCAGTGCTTGGAATGTTGACATGAGCATCACCCCCTTCCTATCGGGGATGAGCCAGACGCCCTTGAGCAAGCCGTTCAATTGTACGTTCTCAATTATACATGAAAAGATTGGAAAGCACATTCAAAAATGGATGTGCTTTTTTGTATTCAAAAAAAACAAACAAAAGGGAGTTTTTAAACATGAGCGAAAAACAAACATTTGATCTTTCATTTTTTATGCCAGGACAAACAGTAGAAGCAGAAGAGGTCAAAGTACCAATTTCTAAGCGTTTTGTTGATAAAAAAGGGAATGTCATTCCTTTTGTCTTCAAAGCGATTACCACGGAACGTATTGATGAACTGGAAAAAGAAAACACCACGTTCAAAAATGTCAAAGGCAGAGGCCGCGTAAAAGACTTAGACAGCCAGCGCTTCTATGCACGAATTGCCATTGAATCGACGATTTATCCAGATTTCCGCTCAAAGGAATTAAGAGAAGCCTACAGCACACAAGATCCAGTTGAAGTTGCAAAACGTGTTTTATCTGTCGGCGGTGAATATGCAAACTGGTTAAACAAAGCGATTGAAATCAATGGATTTGAAGACGAAATTGAAGATTTAGAAGAAGCAGCAAAAAACTAATAAAAGATGGGGATAAGGAAGCGGTGTTTTTATATTACGCCATGCATGAGCTTCACTATTCTCCATCAGAACTCCTCGATTTATACGAAGCACCAAGACAATTTAAGGCATTCTTATTCGGACTCATCAGCTACAAACTCGACATGCTAGAAAAAGAAGCAAAGAAAGGAGGGAAATAAACTGGCGAAGCTCACTGCACGATTTGAATTAGAAGACAAAGTATCAAAGAAGCTGTTGCGCATTCAAAAACGATTTCAAACGTTTGAGAAGCAGCTCAAACCATTTAGAAAACCGGTGAAAATAAGCCTGGAAATGGATGAAAAGAAGCTAAGGAACCTCAATTTATCGATTAGAAGGTTATCTGTATTATCCATGAAGCTAGATCAAGGAATCTATCGTGATCTCAAATCATTAACAAACCAGCTGAACATGATACCGAAACAGATGGTCATAACCATTCAAGCAAAAGGACTAGATGTCATTAAATCCAGTATAGATCGCTTGAAACAATCACAAGCAAGTCCAATCCTGCTGACGTTCAAACTGAATGATCAGTTGTCAGGAAAAATGTCATCAATCAAAAAATCAATCCTTCAGCTCATGAACAGAACGTACTATATGAGATTAAACATGGTTGACCAAGCCACCGCTGCCATTCAACGAATCAAAAAGACACTCAAAAGCTTGACAATGGCTAAACATGAGATCAGAGTGTCTGTTCAAGACAATGCAAAGAGTAAGTTGAAAAAACGAGATCAGGCAGAGTCAGTTGTGAAAGAAAAGAAAATCAAAAAGAAAACTAATGCGACAGCTGCTACAAAAACGCAGGAAAACAAACAAAGCTGGCTGGGGAATTTGGGGAACAAGGCGTTAAAAGAAATTGAAAAATATGCAGGTGACGTCTCAGATAAATTGAAGGAAAAATTAAGCCCTAGGAAATTTTGGGATGAAAAGGCGCTACCTTGGATTGAAACGAAAATAGACGAATACAAGCAAGAAGTAATCGGACGAATTCGTGAGAAAATTAAAATCAATCCTGAAGAGTATCTAGATAAATGGTTTAACAAAGGATTAGATTTGATCCTTGGTCCGAAAAACCCTTCAAATAACTCGGATGGGTCTAATAATAATACTTCACCAGGTCAGTTGGGTAACCAGAACTCAGACCAAACGCAAAACGGAAAAGGTTTATTTAAAATAAGCTGCTGTTCTTGTTGTGCAAAAGGTTTAAATCCAACTGGAACTACCCAAACAGATAATAGAAATGGTCCGAAAAACAAACCGAATAATCCAACTGGAACTACGAGGGTTGAAAAGAATAAAAAATCTCCAACTAAATTAGGCAGTTTAACCAAAAAAATTCCAGGTATTATGGCTATAGCTGGTCTCGCTGGGATATTCAAAGATACTGATAAGCTAAAAGGCTTAGGAGATACATTTAAAAATTTAGGTAAAGGTGCAGGCAAGTTATTAAAAAAAGTACCCATACTTGGGCCTTTACTTAGTGCAACAGAATTAATTGGCACAACAAAAGAAAATGTAGGTGAAAAAGTAGGAGGATTCGGCGGGGGCATTGCTGGTGGTATGGGTGGTGCCGCGATAGGAACAATGATTGCACCAGGTATTGGAACAGCAATCGGCGGAATTTTAGGAAGCATTTTAGGTGAAGGTTTAGGAAAATGGGTCGGAAAGATGTTTGATGACGGAACCTTGAAGAAAAAATGGGATGACATTGTCAAAGGTGCTGAAAATGCAGTTAATTGGATTAAAGATACTTGGAACAAAGTTTCAGGATGGATCAATAATAATGTATTAACTCCTATTACAACATTCTTCGGTGAGACATGGAATTGGATCACTGAAAAATGGGGACAACTTTCTTCTTGGTTCATGGAAAAAGTTTGGCTGCCTATTTATAATTTTTCAGTTCCGATTATCAATTTTGTAGTTGGCGTATTTGATGTTGCATGGACAATTATCAAAAATATTTGGGCAGTAGCATCAAAATGGTTCATGGATTATGTTTGGGAACCATTTGGCCAATATGCGATAGAAGCAATTGGTTGGGTGTGGAATAAACTTGTTGACACATGGAACTGGATTCAGGAAACATGGGGTATTTTTTCTGAATGGTTTTTAACAAATGTTTGGGACCCATTCGGTCAATATGCGATAGAAGCAATTGGCTGGGTATGGAACAAGCTTGTTGAAACGTGGAACTGGATTCAAGAAACATGGGGTGTTTTCTCTGAATGGTTTTTAACAAATGTTTGGGACCCATTCGGTCAATATGCGATAGAAGCAATTGGCTGGGTATGGAACAAACTTGTTGAAACGTGGAACTGGATTCAAGAAACATGGAGTGCATTTTCTGAATGGTTTAATGAATATGTTTGGACACCGTTTAAAACATATGCATTGCCAGCCATTACTTTTGTGTGGAATTTGTTTCAAAATACATGGAACTGGATTAAAACTACATGGGAAAAACTCTCTACTTGGTTTGATGAAAACGTATGGCAACCGTATCAAAAATATGCAGAACCAGCAATAAAATTTGTTTGGGAAACGTTTAAATCAGTTTGGGAAACGATCAAAGGTGTTTGGGAAACAGTGAGTGATTGGTTCAATAAAAATGTCTTTGAGCCATTAAAGAAACATGCTGAGGAACTAACAGAAACGTGGGAAAAAATGTTTGGTTTTATTGGTAGAATAGTAGATAAAGCAAAAGAAATAGGCGGCGGAGTAATAGAATTTTTCATAGGTAAAGGCGAAGAGAAAACCGGTTTAAATCAGGTTGGTCATAAAGCTACTGGGGGGTATATTACTAAACCTATGCTTTCTTGGATAGGGGAAGCGGGCAAGGAGTTTGTTATTCCAACGGAAAACAATAGAGGTCGAGGGAAGATGTTACTTGCTCAAGCAGCAACTCACCTTGGGATGAATGTTGTGCCAAAAAGCGCTAGTAATTTGGCTTCATCGAATGTCTCAGCTAAGCAGAGGACAGACGTAACCTCATCTGTTTCTTTATCTGGAAGAGGTTCAATATCAATGAACAACTCCGAAAGTGGCGTTAGTTATGGAAAAGAATTTACTTCTGATTTTGAGAAGGGGATGAATAGTAATAAAATTTCTCTTAATCAGTGGAAACAAGCCAATATTGACCAACCATTTAATCAAATTCAAGCAGCTTCTTCGGTTTATGGTTCACAAACTGTTGCTGGCTTTGCTTCAGGTCAAAACATGACATCTACTGGCACAAGCCAATACGTAGACCAACACGTCAAACAACCATTCCTGCAAGCCAAACAAGAATCACCAGGATGGGGTTCAGGAATGATCGACGCCTTCAATAGCGGCATGCGTTCAAAAGCAAGTGAAGTCACACAAGCTGCCAAAGAAATGGCGAAGAAAGTGGAACAGGCGTTTAGAGAAGAACTAGACATTCATTCTCCTTCGCGTGTCATGATGAGTCTAGGGAAATTCGCATCGATCGGTGTCGTCAAAGGGCTCGATTCAGTTGATGTGAAAAAGTTTGCTGAAAATCAAGCGGGTTCATTAATCGGAGCGTTCAGCGGTATGGGTGCTTCAGGTCTTAGTGTTCAGCAATGGCTCATGGCAGCTCTGATGGCGACTGGCACATCGATGAGCTGGCTTCCAGGTCTTATGACAATCGCTCAGCACGAATCAAATGGTAACCCGAAAGCCATCAACTTGTGGGATTCCAACGCCAAGAAGGGAACGCCTTCTAAAGGGTTAATGCAAACCATTGGACCGACCTTCCATTCCAATAAAGGCAAGGGCATGAATGATATTTGGAACCCAATTCATAATGCCGTAGCAGCCATTAACTACATTAAGGGCAGATATGGAACAGTCTTCAATACACCGGGATTACGGAGTATGAGAAGAGGCGGTCCTTATAAAGGCTACGCCAATGGCGGTCTGATTACTCAGGAGCAGGTAGCTAGAGTCGGTGAAGGAAACAAACGCGAATGGATTATTCCAGAAGAAAGAGGCATTCGCGGGAGATATTTATTGACGCAGGCAGCAAAGGCACTTGGGATGCAAGTCTATGATCCATCAAATGCATCTGCTCCTTTACCAGAATCACAGATGCAGCAAGTCACCTCAGCACAGCCAGCTGGGACTGCAACAACGTCAGGCAATAAACAAATCACCATCCAGTTCAATGGTGATCAGCATTTCCATAATGGACAGGATCAGCAATCGCTTGTCGAAAAAATTAGACAAATGCTTGTAGACGAACTGGAAGTAGAGCTTCAGACAGGAACGAAAGGGGTCGTGATCGATGGGTAAATCAGTGTATCAATTGTGGATTTCCCAAGGCAAGGAGAAGTTGCGATTCCCTGTGCTTCCATCCGAACTTGAGATTACAAATAACGTACAAAATGAAACAGTGAAGGTCTCCTCCTTTGGAGAACTGACTTTTATTGATGTACCATCGGCTAAACAAGTATCATTCACCTCATTATTTCCTAAGAAATATTCGCCAATTGCTGAATATAAAAGCATTCCATCACCAGAGAATGCAATAGCGAAAATTGAACGAATGATGCGTTCAAAGAAGTCTGTGCGACTGATTGTGACAGGGACTAAAATCAACATGACGTGCAGCATTGAGAGCTTCACACACAAGGAAGGGTCTTATGACATAGGGGATCGTGAATTTACGATCGAGTTAAAGGAATATAAAACCGCATCGCCTAGGAAAATCAAACGAAAGAAAAAAGCGAAACAAACCAAAAAGAAAAGACCCTCAAAAACACCACCAAAATTGTACACTGTCAAAAAGGGAGATACTCTGTGGGCCATTTCAGGCCGTTTTTATGGCGATAGTACAAAATGGCGGCGTATTTGGAATGCCAATAAAGCAGCGATGATCAAACGAAGTAAACGGAATATTAAACAGCCGGGACATTGGATTTTTCCAGGGCAAAAATTGAAAATACCACAATAGGGGGGCTGACATTGATTGAGCTTTTTGCCATCAGAAGCGGCACGATGTATGAGCTTGTCACAGAGAGTGTGACACTTCAGGGGCAAAGGTATCAGGCCCCTCGCTCTATTCAGGCGAATATTATCACAAAGCAAGGCAGTCAAACATATTACCGTGTCTCAGAAGGAGACACGGTTCTTTTTAAATGGAAAGGAAAAGAGCTGTTCAGAGGCATCGTGTTTTCTAGGACGCCTGTTGAAGGAAAGCTGACCTTTACCGCATACGATATGCTCCAATATTTAGTGAAAAACCAAGATGTATATGTTTTTTCAAATCAACGGGCAGATCAAATTTTGAGGCGGATCGGGGCAGACTTTCAAATTCCTATGACATCCATCGCAAATACAGGACATGTCATGAAGTCTCTCGTTTTTAAAAATGACACGAGTTTATATGACATCATTTTAAAAGCATTGAAAGAAACGAAGCGGCAAACCGGTAGAAATTATCAAATTTATTCTGCTAAAGGCAAGATGGGACTGAGAGCTTGGCCCGATCCAGAGGACGTGTGGGTCATTGAATCAGGCGTCAACCTCATCGGTTATCAGTACAGCACCTCCATTGAAGAGACAGCAACACGTGTGAAGATGCGCACGTCTGTAGACGAACAGGGGAAGAATAAGAAAAAAGGTAGCAAATCAGATATTGTGGTGATCGAACAGGACAAAGCGGGTCAGAGTCAGTACGGCATTTTACAGCATGTGGAGACGGTCACAGGTCAAATCAACCAGCCGCAGCTTCAAAAAAGAGCGAAAGTACGTCTAGCTGAAAAAAAAGGCGTCAAACAAGAAGTGAAAAGCATACAAGCACTAGGAATCCCTGAACTGCAAAGCGGTCTGCCAATCTATTTGAAAATCCCTGAAATCAACATCAAAAAAACCTACTGGATCGATCAAGACAAACATGAATTCAATGGAGTGAAGCACACCATGACAATTGACGTCGTTGAGAAAAATTCCATGCCAAAGGGTGATCAAGCATGAGATTAAGTGAAGCAATTAAACGACTCGCTGTCAATGCAGTAGATGCAGCTTCTCCAATTGATCTGGTGATTGGAGAGGTCACAATGGCTTCGCCTCTTCACATCCGATTAAATGAAAATAGTAAGCTGATCATTCCAGAAGAACTGCTTATTTGGCCTAAACGCTTAAATAAGGGTGAGGATGATGAGTTGAAAAAGGGAGACAGCATTATGGTACTTGCAATGGCAGGAGGGCAGTCCTTTTACATCATCGACAAATTGTAAGGGAGGTGATGAATGTGGCACTTTCACCAGAGGAAGAAATCGAGGAAACAGAAGAAGACGAAGAGGTAGAAACCTCGACGACGTATCGCATAGATTTTGAAAATGGTAGGCTGACAAATGAAGCCATTACAGGCATTGAAGCGATCCGTCAATTTATTTATATGACATTGCGAACAGAGCGCTATGCACACCCCATTTACAGTCACGACATTGGTACTGAAATTCAGGAGCTATTGACCGATACAGAAGCAACAGATGAATACAAAGAAATGGAGATTCCAAGATTGCTAGAAGAAGCATTGGTCGTTGATGAGCGGATTGATCATATTGAAGAGATAGAGGTCACGAAGCAAAATGATGCCTTTCAAGTCAAACTAGCCATTGTCACAGATGAAGGCACATTAGAAATAGAGGAGGTGATGGAGGGAGATGTTTGAGGAGCAAACGTATGAGGCGTTGATGGAAAGAATGCTGGACAGGCTGCCAGATGACATAGATAAAAGAGAAAACAGCGTCATTTGGAATGCCTTGGCACCTGCTGCTGCTGAACTGGCTCAGTCGTATATTTGGCTTGATCAAGTATTTGAGCTTGTCTTTGCTGATACAGCACAGGGGGAATTTTTAGATCGACGAGCAGCAGAAGTGGGGATTGAACGAAAGCCAGCCACCAAAGCGGTCTGGTCCGTAACCATTCAACCAGAGAACGTAAACATTCCAGCAGGATCAAGATTCTTTATTGAAGATGTTTATTTTCAATTTTCAAAGGACGGTACACTAGAATGCGAGACAACAGGTACAGTCGGCAATGGGCAATTAACAGGTCAGCCGCTGCTATCGCTTGATACCATTCCGGGTCTAGAGTCGATGATCATGAAGGAATTGGTGATACCAGGGCAAGAGGAAGAAGATGATGCGTCATTATACGATCGGTATTTAATACGCGCAAGGCGAGAGGCTGTCAGTGCCAACAGAGCACATTACAAAAAGTGGGCCGAGGAAGTGGTTGGTGTCGGCAGAGCGAAAGTATTCCCGCTATGGAATGGAGAGGGAACGGTCAAAATTGTCATCACAGATGGCAATCTAGATGTAGCATCTGAGCTTCTTGTCAAAAGGGTCCAGGAGTATATCGATCCTGTACCGGGAGAAGGAGAAGGGCAAGCTCCTATTGGCTCAAAAGCAACTGTGGAAAGCGCCAAGTGGCTGGATATTGACGTAGAAGTGTCCGTCGAACTTCAGATGGACTGGACACTTGAGGGTGCGCAAAAAGAAATAGAAGAAAAGGTCAAAGCACTGTTAAAATCAATCGCATTTGAAAAAAGTACGATTCGAATGTCCGCCTTAAATGATATTTTGTACCATTCAGAGAGTGTGTCCGATTATGCAAACGTCTTATTGAATGGGGAGTCAAAAAACTTAGTATTACAGGACATTGAGATACCACGTCTGAGGCAGGTGAAGGTTATTGAGCAAACTTGATGAAATGAAAAACTACTTGCCGCCTTATTTCACAGAGATTTATGATGTGGATCATTTACTAAAAACAGAGGCGCCAGAGTTTGAACAATTGGACGAATCCATTTTTGATGTAACGGATCAATTTTTCCCTTTAACAGCGACGTGGGGATTGAATCGTTGGGAAAGAATGCTCAAGGTGCAGCGAGAGTCAGATGATTCGATTGAGCTGCGCAGGGCACGATTAATCAATATGATGTCGAACATTCCACCAATTACGTATCTGTCATTAGAGAAATCTGTGAATCGATTTCTTAAAAATCCGAGTGCAATCATCCGTCTTACAGTCAACCGTTATCATTTTGCATTGCGTGTGAACCTGGATGACCTGCAAAACACAAGATATATCGTCGAAATACTCGAAACGTTAAAGCCAGCACATTTGGCGTATACGTTCACCGCCATTCATCATACCGATGTTCATGAAACAAATGATCATCACCAGCGGCTCACACTGCGAAGCAGAGTGGGCTTTTTCGATCATATTCCAATTTTACTCAATGGTGAATTCGTATTAAATGGAACGTTCTATCTCAGCGGGATACGAGGTACTACGGAGGTCCCTGCTCGCTTTCGGCATTCATTAAAGATGAGAATGCCGCTTCAACAAGAGAAAGAAACAGCATATCGTCTGAATTATGTCATGACTGGAGCATCGCATGAAACGAAGCAAGCAGCTACGCTGACTTTGCGCGCAAAGAACCAGCTTTCACATCAAACGAAAAAGAGGATGACGTTCCGCTTACCGGTACATGTTCAAAATGAACAAGGCGGCAGTTTACTGATCAAGGAGCATTATTGGATTCTCGATGGATCCATTCCGCTTGATGGATCAAAAATGCTAGCAGCAACTTCTAAAAAAATAGACCTATAAGGAGGATCACAATGGCTGATCAATTAACCGTAACCACACTCTATGCACGTCAACAAATGGCAAAGGCACGAGCAGAAGGAACAAAACTCACAAAAGTCGTCAAAATGGCATTCGGAAATGGAGGAACAAAGGATGGAAAACCGATCTCTCTTGACGGAACCGAACAAGCACTCAAAAAAGAACTGATTCAAAAAAATATTGACTCGTTTACCTTCATGGAACCGGCAAAAATCCGCTACACCTGCACCATCGCTGAAGGAGAACTCGCAGGCGAAGTCATCAATGAACTAGCCCTTGTCGACGAGGCCGGCAAATTCACCGCCATCCGCACCATGACAGACAAACAAAAAGACGGCGACATCGAATTTGTTTTTGAGATTGATGATATTTATTAATGGAGGGGAAAAGAAGTGGACATAAAATCACCTTTACCGTTTGAAACCTCTGACAAAGCCCATGCCAACTTATTTAACCGGATGGTCAACACACTTGTGGAGAATGACAATGCGCTCAGTCAACAAATAGCAGGGATCACGAATGAAAGCTTGTTTATTTTAACAGGCGACCAAGCCATTCAAGATGCATCAGTCAGCGGTGAGCAATATCCAAATGGGATTACGTTGATGGCTATAGCGAATGATACCGGATATCCTACAAAATTAGGTTTTGTGAAGAACGAAAAAATGAATGAGTATCGTTTTATACAATATTATTATGGCAACGGTAATGAAACAACTAGTTATTTTACTAGTACTGGTATTTGGTTTAGACAATGGTATATCGCCTCTGGGTGGACCGAGTGGCACAAAATCTCTGGGTTCCTTAATACCAATATTGGTACAACTGGAAAGCAGTTATTAACCAAAGCAGAGTATCAAAAAGTCCTTTTTAATCGAAAAATTAAAGACAGTCATAACAATTTTGATATCAAAAATAATCGGTTCATCTGCCCTGAAAATGGAATGTATTTAGTAAATGCAGGTGTTTATATTGAAAGCTTTCAACGATATACCAACTTTGAATTATCGATCTATTTGAATGGAAAAAGATATAAAAACATTGCACATCACAGACAACGACCTGAAAGCCCCTCTGATACAGGGATTTTAAATATGGGTCTTTATGGTGCTGCCAATGTACCGGCTAATAAAGGTGATTATTTAGAAATCTATATTTATGTAAATTATGAGGGAGACGTTAGTCGTTATGTATCAGATAAATCAGGTTGGTTCAACTATTTCGATATTACAGAATTAGGCGGTCGAAATTTCCCGATAGTGTAGGAGGATTCAGATGATTTTATATGAAGCCATTAAGTATAAATACCCCGATGCGGACCCACAAAAGGATTTTGAACTAAGAAATGATGGTGACGGTTCGTATATAAACGAGTGGCATTTAGATGTGAAAAAGCCAACGACAGAAGAATTGAAAAAATGGTGGGAGGAATCCCAAACCAACCCGAGGTATCAACCACCTCTTCCACTAGATTATCTAGCACAAGAAGTAGCCAAAGAAAAGCTAGTGAGAAAACAGCTTGAACATCAATGTGATCTTCTAACAAACGAACTAAAAGCGCTGAAAAATGAGATCCTCTTAATTAAAGGAGGGAGTGAAGCATGAATTATTGGGTCATGGCATTATATTTTCAATGGGTGACACCCGGTTTGGTGAAACAAGCCATTGAATTAGGGGATTGTACAACGGAAGAAATGATTGAGGGATATGAGCAGCACATACTGACTTTAGAGCAATTAAAAGAAATTGACCCAAACGTTTTAAAAGAAGGAGTAGATCGAAATGGAGATAAAAAAACCAAAGTTATTTGAAGTTAGCGACAAAGCCCATGCGGATTTGTTCAATGAAATGGTTAAAGTGCTGCTTGAAAATGACTCTGTTCTGTTAGATCAAATCATTGGACATACTAGTGATACTCAGCCACATGCATCTGCAGCAGAGAAGAAAAAATGGAATGAATCGCAGTTATATAAGATCACAGCTGAAGACGGTAAACATTTAATTGCGGTTCCAGCTAATGGAAGTGTTTTTGATGCGATAAGAGATAAAGGAACATGTACATTTTATGCTCCTCCAGGTATAGGGGATTCCCCCGCCCCTACAAACTCATCTTTAAGAGGAATACAAACGGTGGGACAAAACAAGATCGGGACTGGATTTGCGATTGATACATCAGGAAATGCATATTACTTCTACTATAACTCTGACCATATATCTATCACTTGGACGCAGTTGCCGACAAAAGCTGATAAAGATAGATGGAATAATGGTCAATTATATAGATTGACTCAAAATAATGGTAAGCCTATTTATAAAGGGACAAGTGAGACCACAGATTACAACGAGATAACTGATACCGGTCTTTATCTTATATATAACAAAGGTCTAAATGCGCCTGAATTAATTGATGGAGCCTTTATGATTGTAGTCAGTTATGGGACTACCCTATTACAAACTGTATATGAGACAGCAGGAAGTAAATCGTACTACAGAGTTAAAAAAACAGATTCTACATGGACTAAGTGGACACGTGTCCTTACAGAAGAAGATATAATACCCCAGAGTGAGAAAGATAAATGGAACAATGGACAACTCTATAAAATCACACAAGATTCGGGTGACCGTAAGTCGCTTCCAACTGTTTTGAATGGAACCGATATATTGTCTTTACCGCCTGGACGGTATTATGCAGCTGGTCAATATCTTACAAACATGCCAACCACAAACGATACATCGTGGTTCAATATTGATATTGAAAAAGCGAACACACGGAAAAATTTCCATGTCATAAGAAGTGTTGATAATTCGCATTGGTTCGGCACTGTCCACACTGACGGTATATTTACTAGTTGGCGACGCGTGATAACTGATGCTGATTTAAGCAGTATATGGAATCAAGTAACGTTAGTCGCTGGCACAACAATAAAACATTTTGCGGGAAACCCTCTCAAATTCTCCATACGTCTAAATACTTTACACATTCGGGGATCGTTTGAAGGAGTTCCAGCAAATGAAACAGTCATAGCACGTTTTACTCAAAAACCTTCAGCTAAAACTGTGTTTGTCGGCGCAACGGTAGGGTCCTATGGAGCTGCTAGATTTATACTCGATACAGATGGTTCATTACGTTTTGATGGAATGTCCGCCAATGACAACTCGTATGTAAGCAGATTTGAATTAAATGAATCTATTCCACTATGGTAAAGGAGGGAAGATAAATGCACATTTATTACTATGACGAGAAGTTTAAATATCAAGGCGAAGATGTAATAAGTGATTATGATGAGATGCCGAAAAAAGCGACGGATGTAAGACCGAAAGAGAATTTATATGTTCCTGAATATGATGAGGAAACGAGAGAGTGGTTTGAATCATCATCCAAAGAGTATATCGATAGCTTAAAGCCAGCCTCTTTTCCACCAAGTGATATAGAACTTTTAAAGAAGCAAAATGCTAATCTGCTTCAGCAACTTGCAGAGTCAGAAAAGAGAGCAGAGGAACAATCAAAAACAACAGCAGAACTTGTCATGTTACTGACTGAAAAGGGGGTAATTTAATTGAATTGGTTCCATAGTATTTCATTGTTCTATCAATGGAAGTGTTATGAAAATGAAGATGTAGCAAAATTTGTTCGTTTTGAGAAGATTACGCCGAAACAATACAAAGAAATAACAAACGAAGAATATGCAACTAACGCTGAATAGGCGTTTTTATTTTGCCTTCTTTTAGAATGTGCAAAGTGAGGGAGTAGGTGAGTGTAGTGGAAATGGATTTGACTCAATATTTAATGACACAAGGACCGTTTGCGGTGTTGTTCTGTTGGGTGCTGTTTTACGTATTAAACACAACAAAGGAAAGAGAAAACAAACTCAATGAGCAAATCGAGGCGCAAAATGATGTGTTAGCAAAGTTTAGTGAGAAGTATGACGTCGTGATCGACAAGCTCGATAAAATTGAACGGAATTTAAAATAGGAGGAAAACATCATGAAAACATTCGACAAAGGCACTGTGATTCGCACAGTGCTTCTTTTTATTGCGCTTATCAACCAAACGCTTGTCATGTTTGGACAAACAGTGCTGCCGATTAGCGAGGAGCAAGTGCAAACCGCAGGAGAGGCACTATATGTGGCAGGTTCCACAATTTTCACTATGGTCACTGCCGTGATCGCTTGGTTTAAAAATAATTATGTGACCTATAAAGGTCAATTGCAAAAAGATGCCCTGAAACAAAGAGGGTTAACAAAATAATTTTTGAAGGAGAAACAATATGGTGAAGATCATTCAAGCACTCATCCCAAAACAAAATCGCAACAGACCAGGAAACAGGATGAAGCCGCTCTATATTACGGTGCATAATACATCGAACACTGGACGGGGGGCTGATGCGGCAAATCATGCAGCATTTGTTGCTCGGGCAAGTACAGGGGTTAGCTGGCACTACACGGTCGATGATCAGGTCATTTATCAGCATTTACCTTTAAACGAAAATGGCTGGCACGCAGGAGATGGCAGGGGAACCGGCAATATGAAATCAATTGGAATTGAAATTTGTGAAAATGCAGGCGGTAACTTTGAACAAGCCGTTAAAAACGCCCAATGGCTCATTCGAAAACTGATGGGGGATTTAGGAATTCCTTTATCAAACGTGGTGCCGCATAAGCATTGGAGCGGGAAAGAGTGTCCGCGTAAGCTGTTAAATCGGTGGGATGGCTTCAAGGCTGGTATTGCATCAGCATCAAGTCAAATGACAACAGCTAAACCTGTGAAAGAAACATCTATCAAAACCATATCAACGAGATCAACATCTAAAACCAACAAGGTCAAAAAAACATACAGTTTGCCCGCAGGTATTTTAAAAGTGACGAAGCCTCTTACAAAAGGGTCAGCTGTAAAAACTGTACAACAAGCCTTAGCATCGATTTATTTTTATCCTGATAAGGGAGCGATCAATAATGGAATCGATGGGTACTACGGACCCAAGACTGCGAATGCAGTGTCTCGATTTCAAATGATGCATGGGTTAACCCCAGATGGCATATATGGTCCAAAGACCAAAGAAACATTAAGAAAGGTCATAGAAACACATATGGAATGAAGCAACCCTTATTCATTATAAAAAAGTAAAATAAAACCATTTTTGGTGTTATTTGTTGTATAATGGTAAAAATGAATGGAGGGGTTGTATGAAGCGGATAAGTGTAATGATGTCTCTTTGGTTCATTGTCATGTTCCATTTTAATATGGAAAAGGTTGCAGCTAAGACCATTTATCGAGAAGTAGAAGTTGATTTCATCATGACGGAACAGGAAAAATATCTGTGGGTACCAGGAGGTCAAAATAATCCTGAACAATATCCATCTACTCACGGCTACCAATTTTCTATACTAAATGCAGAGGGTTGTACTTTAGAGGTGACACTCTTCAGAACATCCTTATCAGGAACGGATTTTCCGTCATCAGTCAAAGAGTATACAGGTAACCAATATGATCTAAGTGCAACAGACCGAATTTTATCAAGTGGGCGCTACATTTATAGACCCCATGGTATTAAACTGACCAAAAAAGAAGGCTGTGGGGATGTTGAGATAAAAGGAGTCTTTGGTTATCAAATTCAAGAACCAGACAAATAAGCTTTTATGAGTAAAATCAAATGAAAAAGCCTATCCATCATTGGATAGGCTTTTGATAATGGAGCATAGCGGGATCGAACCGCTGACCTCTACGCTGCCAGCGTAGCGCTCTCCCAGCTGAGCTAATGCCCCGGGATGTTTCAACAAATATTATTATATTTAATTCCCCCTTAGAATACAAGGGGGAAGGCTATTTTTTTATTTTTGATGAGAAAACTCTCAAATTTGTATTATGCATTATTTTTAACCTTGGGGACGACTTGGGGACGGAAATTTCCTATCTCTGAATTTGTGTTTCTCAGATGTTTAGGATCAAACTTGTTAAAGTGACTCGCTGCACTCTTTTTCATTTCATCTGTTACATGGCCATATATATCAGTTGTTGTTCTGGCGCTAGCATGTCCAGCACGTCTTTGAATAGCACTTATGCTTTCACCAGCTTCCATCAATAAAGCAACCATAGTGTGACGCAAATCATGTAAACGGATATTTTTTATTTTATATTTTTGTGTGATTCGTTTCCATTGGGTAGTTGGTGTTGTGTAATAATAAGGCTTTCCAAACCCACTATGAAAAATGTATTGGTGATCCCCACCCTCCCAGGCATCCTCTAGCTTTTCCTTTTCTCTTTTCCACATATGATAAAACAGAGACAATTCATTCATATACCAATCTGGCATCTGCACAAATCGTTTTGAACTTTTGGACTTAGGTTCTTTCACATGTGGTTTGCCATCAACTGTCTTTGAAAGTGAACGATTAATTTTAAATCCACCAGCATCCCAATCTACATCTAAATGCCATTCGAGTGCAAGTCCTTCACCGCGTCTCAATCCTCCTATCATCGCTGCTAAGAAATAAAGTCTCCATTTGATATCAACTTCTTCATATAGAACCTTAATACATTGAGCAGCTTCATCAGCTTCAAAATAGTTCATTTCCTTCTTCTCGTTGATCGGCAAGGGCAATCCCTGCATTGGATCAATCTTGATAATCTTCCATTCTTCAGCTGCGGTTTTAAAAACCACCTGTAGTAATTTAAAAATATCTAATATTGATCTTTCTCCTAATCCTCCTGGCTTACCATCTTTTCTTGCACCATCCTTTGATAAATCATCTAAAAAGTCTACGATATGTAAACTCTTTATTCGTTCTATCCTCATATGTCCAAAAACGGGGAGAATGTGATTTTTTAAGAGACTCCAATAAACATCCGATGTTGTCAAAGAATAAGGTTTTCCACTCTTTTGGTAGAGCTTTTTTTCTTTCCACTTATAGATGAAGGATTCAAAGGTTAGTTTTTCTGGTTCGATATATTCTCCAGAATTGACTTCCATCTTGAATTGATAGAGTTGATCTGAAAGGTATTCCTGCAATTTTCTTTTTGTTTTTAACAGTTTATGATCCTCTATACGAATAGTTTTATATTTTCTTAACCTTTTGCCATTAGCATCATATCCAGTTTCAACAACTAATCTAAAAGAATTGCTGCCTCTTTTTTCAATGCTAGCCATATAAAACGCTCCTTGTCTGAGAAAAAACTTTTTGATTGTAAAGGTTTAATCGATGCTTCGCAAATGATGGAGTGACTTTAAAAGTTTTAGTTAAAAATTGAATTGCTTGGTCAGGGTCCACAGGTATATTTACTGATCTCAACATAAAAGTTGGTACTGCAAAATGGTACATAAAATTATTCGACTTCCATTCTTGATATAACCTAAATGAATCGGGCATCATCAGTTGATTTCCCTTATGAAAAAGAATGTGGCCAACTTCATGACAAAACTTTTCCCATCTAATGCTTTTATTCAACCTCTTATCTAAGATAATAATTTGGGTATCTTGATTAATTATGGCTCTTGATGAAATGTCTTTATAACAAACTTCAATCCCTAATTTTTCAGAAATAGTATCAATAGATTGTTCAGAAGGATTTAAGATTTTCATTTCTGCATATAGTCTATTAACGTTATCTTCTAAATGAGTATAGATATATTTCAATTTAATAAGCTCCTTCAAGTCAGTTTTAGGAACTGGTGTTCTATTTTTGGGTAAAAATAAATACTCTTATCGAGCATTTATTTTAAATTAACTGTTAATTCTTTTGGTTCGGAAACGCTATCCAAATTTTCGTCAAATGGAGCACTCATCACAATTCTAACGCTTTGTATTTTAGAAACATCAGAATCAATAGGTACAGCAATTTGATATTCTCTTTTCGCGTTACCAAAAAGTTTCATATCATATTGTTCAATGTCAGTATAAAGGTTATTATTACTGACCTTAATCTGTTCTTTAGTGTCTAAAATTATATGACTAATACCAGAAAAATTGATAGTTTCTTTATCTGTATTCTCTACAGAAAATTTAATATCAATAAAATGAAAAGGGTTTGTTAGTTCTAAATCAGTTAAACTTTGATATTCATTTAGTCGATCATCAGGAATATTTGACAACTTCATTAAGTTGACATGTTCAAAATTTATATTGAGCGGGCCCATTTTCTGTGATTTAATTTTTTCTTGGCTTTTTAAGTAATTAAATAATTCTCCTGTTTCATCATCTTTGTAACTGTCATTTGTCTGTTTTTCATTAGCTTCTTTTTGCCTTTTCTCTGAAACTTTTTCTTGTGAGTTTGCAGAAGGTTCATCTGTCGTCTTAGTTGAGTTACATCCAGCTAAGAGAACGAGCAATGATAGGCAAATTACAAACATTAATTTCTTCCTCATAATTGCCCCCTAAAGGAATCATTTGTTCTGTTTTTTTTCTCTTTCTTTTCTCTTTTTAAACAACTCGTATACCACTTCAAATTCTTCAATTAATTCTTCCACATCTTCCGGTTTACTATCAAAGAACAATCCATCATGGGATTTTGCCCATTCATAAATCTTTCTTTGATACTGAGTCAGTTTGGGACTTTCAGAATTACTTGTCTCACTCTCATCGATGTAACCAGCTTTGATCATTAATTCTTCATAATCACATTGATATGCTTTAGAAATTAATTTTAGTGTTTCTGGAGTTGGTTTGATTTCTTTACCTGTTCTTGGGTCTTTCCCGTTTTCAATTTTCCCAAGGTAGGTATGACTTATGCCAATTCGTTTGGCAGCTTCTCTTTGAGACAGTTTTCCTCTTGCTTTTATCAAATATTCTCCAAGTTTGGACATTAGCATCACCTGTAATACGTAGTTTACATTATATTTAAATTCTTTAAAACAAAAAATGTGTAAAACATGATTGACACTACTGTAAACCTTGTGTTACTATTTGTTCAAGGAGGTGTAACACATGGTTTTCACTAACAGATTACGTGAGATCAGAAAAGGTGTTGGAATGTCAATATCTGAATTGGCAAGAAGAACTGAAATGTCTCGCGCAAACATTACGAAGATTGAACTTCATGGACAAGAGCCATCTGGTTTCACTATGCTGAGAATTGCAAGTGTTTTAAATAAAGATCCAAGGGATATTTTTTTTGAGTTAAGTGGTACACAAGAATTACAAAATGAAAAAGAGAATACCGGTTAATAAATTGATTTTTGCGGTTCTTATGGTTTACAAATTCTGAAGGAGGTTCTCAAAATGCCGGAAAAATCAACTATGAACGTTCAAGAAACGGCTGATTTTCTTGGAGTCCATCACGACACTGTTTACACAATGGTTCGTGAAAGACAAATACCGTTCTTCCGAGTAAGAAAAAGAATTTTCTTTAAACGAGAAATTCTTGAAGAATGGCAAATGTCACAAATGGAATCCAACTTTCAGCCAGTGATTGATTAAGAATTTACCACCTTAGAATACAGCGGATATATGAGGTTTGCTGTTCCAATTCGGAACATGTTCCAGATAGGAACATTGAAAGGGGGTGGGGAGGTTGTGAAGTTGGGTGTGGTGCTTCGTAAAGCCCGAGTGCAGGCAGGCATTTCCCAAGAGAAGTTAGCGGAAATGCTTAGCCGCTCTCGCAGCTGCATATCAAAGATCGAAAATGATCAGAAGGTACTTGATGTACCTACATATGTACGGTGGATGGAAGCCACAAACGCTAAAGAAGCAATGATTGCTACATTATGCGGCATTGATCCACTGGCAGTCACACAGCAAATTACCGCCATTATGGCTTTGTTTGGAGGATGAAGATGAAGAAACGAAATACGATTTTCAAAAATATCAATAACGATGCAATAACAAGAGAAATGATTTGCATCGAAGAACTGCAAAAACGATTGATGAAAGCTTTAAAGAAAGGTGATACCGAGACGGCGTTAACGACTCATCAAGATATATCTAAATCTTTAAAAGAAATCAAGCGCTATGAAAAACAAGCAAAGGTGCAATTGTTGATGTCAGTTGCAAAGATTACGCCAGTAACATATCCAAAATCACTAAAAAACAAAATGAAAGGGTTGATTTAAATGAAATACATGTTCACTGCAAGCAAGTTGATGAAGGCTAAGGAAGTAAAGGAAATGTGTAAGTTACGTGATGACGAGGCTGTGAAGATTTCTCATTTTCAAACTGAAACCCGTTTAAAGTCTCAACTAGGTTTAGGACAAAGAAAAAAGCAGCAAGCTCCTACACTCACTGCTTAAATCGAATATCGAAATGATCGAATTTATTATATCGCTCTTTAAAGAGCACGACAAGTTTTATTCTTGTCGTCCGGCTTGCGGATGGACAATGCGCACACACCCCATCCCCTCAAATCATGCACCATCCGCAGTCGGACGATGCGAATAAGCATCAATAAATCATAGGAGGAAGAAGATTATGTTTTTTGAAAAAGCGGTTATACAACCATTCAGTGATCACACTGGCGACCAAGTAAGACTATCTAAAGTAAATGGCTCCATTCTCATGGACAACAATGGAAATCCGCACTTCTATTTCCCTAATCAAGAGGCTTTTGAGAAATTCAAAAAGCTCAAAGCCGATGCGATCCGAAGAAAGGTTGGTGTTTTAACGTGAACATTGAACATCCAATGATCACTCAAATAAATGCCACTGGATACCCAAAGGGCGTTGAAGTGGTTGATGTTGTTGGAACTGACTACTTCGGGGATGAGATTTTCTCAAATGATGAATACGTCATTGATGAGAATGTTGGAGAAATGATCCTCTTAGACAATTTGAACCGCTATTTGAAGGAGAAACTTGACTTCAAATTTGTGAATGCAAATTAAAAAGGTTCACTCCCACAAGTGAACCAATTACAAAAAAAGAAAATAAAAGTGTCAACCCCTATTATAGCAGGTTGGCACTGTAAATCAATGGAGGCTTGTTCATGACCAAAAATATCAGGTTGGCAGAACTCCATCTATCGAATTTCAAGGGTGTAAAATCATTCACCCTTGAAACAGGTGGAGAAAGTGCAAAGGTCTATGGTGATAACGCTACAGGCAAAACAACATTATTTGATGCTTTCATGTGGCTGCTCTTTGATAAAGATAGTCAAAACAAAAAAGACTTTGAGATCAAGACGCTCTCAAAAGATAACAAAGCGGTAAGCGGCGTTGATCATGAGGTATCGGCTGTACTCTTAATCGACGGAAAGTCTGTCGAATTGAAAAAGGTCTATTCAGAGAAATGGACCAAGAAACGGGGATCAGCAAAGCAAGTCTTTTCTGGCCATACCACCAATTATCATGTGAATGGTGTACCAGTTAAGAAAAAAGAGTTTGCTGAGAAGGTCAATGAGATCATCTCTGAGGATATTTTTAAACTGATAACTTCTCCTTCTTATTTCAATGAACAGATGAAGTGGCAGGATCGTTTGGGCGTACTCATGGAGATCGGCGGAGCTGTGACTGATGAGGACGTAATTAAAAAGAACAGTTCTTTATCCGATCTCTATTCAATCTTAGATGAAAGAAGTCTCGATGAACAAAAGAGCATACTTGCTGAAAAACGTAAAAAGATCACTAAACTCCTGGAGCAATTTCCAGTCAGGATTGACGAAATCAATCGTTCTATTGAAGATGTAACGGATATAGACCAGGAGCAATTGAAAGAAGATTTAAAAGCACTCCAAACATCGATAGATCATCTGGAGAAAGAAGCCCGCTCTATCAGAGTGGATGCAGGAGCAGATAGAAAGAAGCGTATGCTTCAGCTCGAAGGCGATCTGCAACAAATTATGAATGAGTATGACTCAAAAAGATTTCAGGTAGTGAATGAGAAAAAAGAAGCCTACTACAAAGCGAAAAACGATCTTTCTCAAATCCAGAATGATCTCAGTAATTTGATCACGAAGAAAGAGCACTTAACATCTTTTCTATCTCAAATAGATAAAGAGCGCTTTGAGTTGCGAGAAGAATGGTCTAAAAAGTACGAAGAATCGTTTGAGGATCATCAAACAGATTGTCCAACATGTGGACAGGCATTGCCAAAAGAAAAAATTCAAGCTGCTATTGAGAAATTCAATTTACAAAAAAGTGAATCCCTAGAGCGCATAGTCGATAAGGGAAAGCAATTAGGGATTGAATATGACAATAAGCAGAACGAGTTATACGAGGTTGATGAGAAGATTCAGCTTTTGATCTTGGAAGAGAAATTTACGACAGCAGCCGTTGAAAAACTGAAAGAAGATATGGAGCAAGCTGAAGCGTCCATTGCTCCGCTTTCCGATAATCCAAAGTATCTAGCCAAGGTAGAGGAGCTTGAAAAGATCAATAACGAGATCCAGTCTGGTGAGCAGGAGACAAGTGGAACTGTTCAAGCCATTAATGAACAGATCAAGGGAAAACAGCAGGAAATGACCTTGATCCGCAATGATCTTTCTCGCATCGATCAAGCTCAAAAAGCCCTCAACCGAATTGAGGAGCTAAAGGAAGAAGAACGTAAAATGGCTGATGAATATAACGAAGTAGAACAAGAAACTTATCTCATTGAGGAGTTTATACGCACCAAAATGAACCTTATGGAAGAACAGATAAACAGCAAATTCAAATTTGCCCGCTTCAAGCTCTTTGAAGAGCAAGTCAACGGCGGTTTAACAGAAACCTGTGAAACGCTTTATGAAGGCGTGCCTTACTCTAAAGGTCTAAACAATGCGGCACGTATTAATGTCGGTTTAGACATCATTAATACGTTAAATGAGCATTATGGTATTTCTGCGCCGATCTTCGTTGATAACAGCGAGGCGGTTACTGATCTGATAGAAGTCAATGCACAAGTTATCAGCTTGATAGTTTCCAAACCAGACAAGCAGCTGCGAGTTGAAACTGATGACAACTTGCTGACTGTAGATTGTGAGGTGATCGCATGAGTGAAGTGGTAGAGGTGAAAGTTCTTTCAGGTATAGGTTGGGAAGATTGCAAACGTGAAAAACTTCTGATTGATGGTAAACAGGTCATGGACGTTCGCCCGCTTTCTGAATGTCCTGAAGATGCAATCTTGGAAAAAAGGTCCATCGGATTTTGCTGAAATGCTAAAGACCTTTCTAAGAGAGCATAAAGGCAAAAAGGTCAGATTTATTTATGAGGAGGATACGGATGAGTAATCAGAATCAATTGGCACATATACAAAAAAACATTACTGATGATGTGAACAATAGTCTAGGCAGATTACAAGATGAAGGGTTAGTCCTGCCATCAAACTATAATGCTAGCAATGCATTAAAGAGTGCATTTTTTAAACTTCAAGAAGTGAAGGATAAATCAGGGAGGCCTGCTTTAGAAGTCTGCACCAGAGAATCTATTGCCAATTCCTTGCTAGATATGGTCGTTCAAGGTTTAAGCCCTGCAAAAACTCAATGTTATTTCATTGTGTACGGGAATAAATTGCAGATGAACCGCTCATATTTTGGCACACAAGCAGTGCTGAAACGTTTGACCAATGTCAAGGATATATGGTCAAACGTGATTTATGAAGGGGATGTCTTTGAATATGAGATTGATGGAGGGCAAGAAAAACTTATTAAACATGAAACGAAGCTTGAAAACCGAGATAAAGACATCATTGGAGCTTATGCAGTTGTAAAAACCATTGATGACATTGAGCTACTAACCCCGATGACAAAGAAAGAAATCGAAACTGCTTGGAGTCAATCGAAAACAAGTGGTGCGGTTCAGAAAAAGTTTCCGCAGGAAATGGCCCAAAGAACAGTGATTAATCGTGCTGCCAAAAGATATATAAACACAAGCGATGACAGCGATCTACTTGTCCAAGCAATCAATAATTCAACCGAGAATGAGTATGACAATGAGCGGGTTGATGTTACACCGGATGAAGTGAAAAAAGAAATTAGTGAGAATGCTAATTCAGAAATTATTGATGTTGGTTTCAATGAACCTGAAGAAGATTCAGAACAGCACCAAGAAACACCTGAAATAAAGCAACGTGAAGAGCCTGAGCCACAATCATCAAATGGACATGATGAAAAGCCTTCTGCATTGAATGAGGAGCCACCATTTTGATTGAGATCGAAGCTATCTCGTCAAGCAGTAAGGGGAATTGCTATCGGGTGACTGATGGTAAAACCCCGCTCCTTTTGGAGTGCGGTATCACTTTCAAAGAGATGCAACGTGCTTTTGATTTCGATATGAGCTTTGCTGGTTGTCTCATCACTCATGAGCATGGTGATCACTGCAAGGCTATAAAAGATGTTTTGCGTGCAGGAATCGATTGTTATATGTCTCTTGGGACGGCACAAGCTCTTGGAGTGGAAAATCATCACAGAATCAATCTTGTAAAAGCCCGACAAACATTTAGGGTCGGCACGTGGCTTATTATGCCCTTTGATGTTCAACACGACGTATCAGAGCCGTATGGCTTCCTATTGGCTAATGAAGACGGAGACAAGCTCCTCTTTGCTACTGATACCTATTACATCAAATACAAGTTCCCTGGACTCACGCACATCATGGTTGAGTGCAATTATTCTGAAGCAATCTTGGATGCAAATATTGAGAATGGGAGTATTCACAAAAGCATGCGTAACCGGCTCATCCAGTCGCATTTCAGCCTTGAGAATGTAAAGACATTCCTAGCTGCAAATGACTTGTCAAAAGTGCAGGAAATATGGTTATTGCACCTATCTGACACAAACAGTGATGAGCAACTATTCAAACAAGAAATAGCAAAAGAAACAGGAAAGGTTGTCTATGTTCCCTTATGAGCGAGCTTTTTAAAACAGCTTATCCTTATTGTTTTATTACGTTGGCGATGTCAGCCGCTCCGCAAATGCGGAAAAAGGTATTGATGATGTATATCACGACATATATGGCCAAGTATGAACCGCATCTCGAATTGATCGACATCAAAGGCAAATACGCTATTTGTAGACTCAAACGCAAATAGTTGGGAAGGAGGAATTTGTTTGTCTACTGGATGGATTAAACTACATCGAAAGATATTTGATCATGAAATCTGGAATGATGTTACTACTTTTAGGCTTTTTACATTGTTGTTATTGAAAGCAAGCCATCAAGACGGGATCAAAATTAACGGCATTGAATTGAAGAAGGGTCAGTATATCCGCTCCTATTCTAAGTTGTGTGAGGACCTTGGTTATAAGGAACGAAGAGCCCTGAAAAAAGTATCTAAAAGTACAATTTTACGTTCCATAAAGAAACTTGTTGAGAACGGTATGGTCACCGTTTGCGAAACGGATATTGGAACACTATTCACCATAGTGAAATACGAGTCATACCAAGGCTTAGACGGTCAAAACAATTCTAATTACAGAACGGCTAATGAACCTTCAACGGAACGATTGCAGAACGATTGCGGAACGATTGCAGAACCAAAACAAGAATTAAAGAATTCAAGAATTAAAGAATATAAAGAAGAGGAAGAAGAGAGATCGCCAGTAGGAAATGATTCTCCTTTCCAACAAATCGAAGACAAGTATCTATCACGAAGAGGTGGAGGATTGATGATCACTCCTAATGATGCACAGGCCATTGAGAGGATCATTCAGGAGCAGATACCCCTTGAAGACATATTGGTGTGGATCGACGAGATATTCGATCAATACCGACCAAGACATAGAGCGGACGGCATCAAATCGTTTTCTTACCTGGAGAAGGGCATCCTTGATAGATGGCATGCTAAACAAAATCCACCTAGCAACATATCTGAATTTAAACCAAAGAGACAACAAGACAACCTATCAGTATTAGAGGCTTATGCAAAAGAAAATGGCATTAAATTTGGAGGAGGATGATTAGCATGACAAAGGACCAAGCGATGGCTATCTTAACAAGGATAGCTGCTGCCTACCCTAGATTTGAACTTTCTACAGATGCGATCGGAAAAGAAAGAATCAGGCTTTGGCTAGAGCATTTAACTGCACTGCCATATGAACCTGTTTTAAAAAAGATCAATCAACATATCGCTGAAAAACGATTCCCACCTGTCATTGCTGAGATACAGGTCAACCAACCAGAGAAAAATGAATTTCTAGAGAAGCAGGAAGAGTGGGTAAGAAATGCAAAATTTGCGAAACGTAGAGGCTGAACAGTTTTTATTGGGTTGTATCATCATTGAGGGCGACCTTATCAAAGAAACTACACTTGAGCCCAAACATTTTGCTGAGGAACGACATAAACAGATTTTTAAAGCGATGAGGGAAGTGGACAAGCTAGGCAGACAGGTTGAACTAGCAAATATATCAGCTTCCTTGGGTGAAGCCTTAGCGGCTGTTGGGGGATTCGAATACTTAACTAACTTAGCAAGTTCTGTTCCCTCAATACATTCTTTTGGAACTTATGAAACTCTAATCTACGATGCTTTTAGACTTAGAGATTTACAAAGTGCGGCTTTAGCTTTTGCTAACTCCCCATGCGATGAAGGCATCACAGATCTTTATAAAAAGACCATTGAAGTGCAGGAAGTGGGTGTAACTACAACCCGAACGAAAACAGATGTTTTGACAGAAATCTTCATGAGTTTGGAAGAAGAAAAAGGTGATGTCACTGGAGTAGACACTGGTCTAGCAGACCTTAATGCTATGACAGGCGGTCTGCAAAAAAGTGATTTGATCATTGTGGCTGCGCGACCATCAGTGGGGAAAACCGCTTTTGCACTAAATCTAGCTATTAACAATGCTTATAAAAAAGGTGTAACTGATATTTTTTCCCTTGAGATGTCTGATACACAATTGACACATCGGATGTTAAGCAACATCGGAAGAATCGAGAACACTAAGTGGAGAAATCCAAAAAAATTCTTTAGTGAGGATGATCATGAGAACTCCTTTAAAGCAATGGGCGTATATGAAAACCTGGATATTCATATTCATGATAAGCCATCTCAAACCGTTGCTGATATTCGTTCTAGAATTAGAAAAACCAAGAACGAACACCCTGATCAAGATCATTTAGTGATCATTGACTATTTACAGTTGATCACTCCTATTGGGAAACCAGAAAGTAAAAACCATGAAGTTGCGGAAATAACACGAGAATTAAAGCTTATGGCCAGGCATTTTGAGGTTCCAATTGTTCTGTTATCTCAGCTTTCACGTGGAGTAGAGCAGCGACAAGATAAGCGTCCGATGTTGTCCGATCTACGTGATTCTGGAAGCATCGAGCAGGATGCTGATATTGTTACGTTCCTCTATCGTGACGACTATTATGACAAGCAAAGCGAATCTAAAAATATTATTGAAATCATTTTTGCTAAACATCGTAATGGTGCGACTGGAACAGTAAATTTAGCATTTGCGAAAGAGTACGGGAAGTTTGTAAATTTATCGCGGCAAATGGAAGCCGCAATGTGAAATGAGGAATGAACATGACAATCAATAGCGAGCAACGCAAACAGTTCTTGCACAAAGAACTGAAGCGTCTTGGATATAAACAAAATGAGATTGAAAGTCTCGCAACAAAACCGCTCTATGAGCTCGAAATGCTAGTCATTACAGCCAAATGTGAGCGAGGGAACGATATTGAAACTTACAATGCCAGGATGGCGATTGAGGAGGAAGCAGAATGATTAAACTACAAATCCAAGACTTTTCAAATGGTAAAGAAGTGAACTTTGAAGCGGATAATTACACTGCTGAAGAAGTCGGTCAGTTGATCACTAAACTAGACATGTATATGCATAGAGGTTCTTTAAATCCAAACGGAAGACAAAGGGCTTCAGCAGTTGCACCATCATCAGTTAACAGAGCGATAGAACCAACTCATACTGACAAAGCGACCAATCATAGCAAGCCATTTCATCAAGATCAATCCATGTCTAAGTCAAACGATGAGAAGAAAACTATTCCTGCTCCCACGAAATCAACAGAACCAAAGAGAACGAGACCAAGATCAACTGCTCTTTTGAATAATGAACGGACTTTGAATGCGAGCATCGGAGAACACGTGAGCGTGATGGATCAAGTCAAAAGCATAGCCCTGGTTCAAAAGGAAAATCCGGAACCTGACCGCATGAAATGGAAGACTAAATTTCAATGCCCTGAGTGTGGATTGAAAGAGGACAAGCAGGTTTATAAGGGCTTTAGATACACCGCATGTGACAACTGTGAAACAAAGGTGAAAATCATGCCTGCTGATATGAAAAACGGTTGGGATCATGAAGATGAAGAGGGGTACTTGTACCATGCGAAAAGTCGTTATGTTTTAGGAGGAAAAGAACAATGAGATTTGTCGGCATTGATCCTTCAACGAAAACAGGGCTCGTGATTCAAGATGCAATGGGAAATGTAATTCTTACCAAAGAAATCACCTCAGTTGTAGAAGAAGATCCGCAACGCTTTATGGACTTGGCCAGCCAAATAATAAATTTAATAGAACCAACTGACTTTGTATGTATTGAAGGGTTTTCTTACGGTTCTAAAGGATCGTCAGTAGACACTCAATACGGCATTGGTTGGTTAATAAGGGCGAGGCTTATAAACAAAAAAATAGATTATGTTGACGTTCCTCCAACCACTTTGAAAAAGTTCGCAACAGGAAAAGGAAACGTTAAAAAAGATCAAATACCTGTACCTGTTTATAAACGTTGGGGATTTGAACATAAAAGTGACAACGTGATAGACGCATTCGTCTTGGCTCAAATAGCACGTTCATTAAAAACAAAAGTAGATTTAACAAAATATCAACAAGAAGCTTTGAAAAAAATTTCTTAATTACTAGGAGGAACAAAATATGTCTTTTATAAATTTTGATGGTTTCGTTAAAAAAGTGAATCACAAGCCTAAAGGCGTCACTGAATTGGTTCTTGAAATTTCAACGAAGGAGCTGGGAAACGGCATTCAAAACCTTGCTGAAATGATTGATAACGATGTGCGTGTTGAAATTGAGAGCGATATTGTCCGCTATAACGTGCAGATTAACGCAAACACTGAACGACCAATTGTAAATTATCAAGTGGATCAGAGCGGCGTGGTTCACATAGCTGATCCTGAGCCGGAACAGTTAGAGGCTGAACTTGGTTTGCCTGAAGAAAAACCAAAAATTGAAGAAAAACCGATGGAGATTAAGCGTGAAGTGGTGGATCAATTCATCATTGAAGGCATGGCTCCAGAACAGGAAGGTTTCCCAGAGAATATGGCTGACATTGCGAAACGGCGAATTGAGGGTGAATCATACCGCAAGTTGGCCACAGAGCTTGAGATGTCCTCCGGTGCAATCGTTGATCTGATCAATGACTACCGAGCAGCAGTTGCTCCGCTCGCTGAAACATGGTGGGACTGGAAGCAGGATCAAGCCAACGAAGCTGAACCGATGCAAACCAAGAATGAAGAAGCAGCTGAAGACGAAAAGGGTTCAGAGGATAGCGTTCCAGATGAATACGATCTTCCTAAAGATGATCAAAAAGATGAGGAAGACGGGGCTGCATAAGGTGGCACGCAAACGCTCAAAACGGTGGTTCTTGCTTTATCGCGAAGAGGATGGACAGCGCGTCCACCTCTATGAACCACTTAAAAAATATGAACTGCACAGTCGGATTAGGAAAGGATGGAGGATAGTCAGATGATTAATAAAATCAAATTCTTCTTCAAACACAAGCACTTCTTTTGCTTCAAATGTAGAAATATAGTTTCGGTGCAGCGTGGTTATTGGTTGGAATTTAGCACGCGGGTTTTCAATGGTCCTTACTGCTCGAAGTGTGGAAGGAGCTTCAGGAAATGAGAAAGATTGTAGAAGGCGATTGGGTGGAAGCTTTGGGTGAAGTTAATCGCAGAATGTTTCATATATCTGGTTACGTCGTGAAAATCTCTGAATATGAACTTTTAGTGAAGCCGCCTAAAGGAAAGTCTACGGCTGTTCCTAAACATTGGGCTAAAAACTTGGATGTAACGATCACTAAAGATGAATTAAAGGCTCTGATCGATTTGTCCTTAGACTTAAATGATGAACATCTCTTTAGAATGTGCGTACGTGATCTGCAAGCTTTTCTGGACAAATAAAAAGAACCAAAGCACAAGGCTCCGGCTCTAATGAATCTCGACAATTCATTATAACATGGGAGGCCTTGTGCGCATGAAGAATCCTTACAAACTTACAGACTCAACCATCTCCATTGATAACTTTATGACCAAAGGAGAAGTGAAAGTCATTATCCTAGATGGCCATTCCAATCAAGCATTTTTGGCCGAAGCACCCATTTACGGGAAAACGGAAATCACTACACGTGACGGCCAATTCACCAATTTGAATTACAGCAGTTCACACAAAATAAAATAGCAGGAGCTTCCTCCTGCAGGGAGGCAGTCAAAATGAAAGAAATCTGGTATTCAAAATCACCATTTGCTGAATTTTGTATTGTCAATACAGCGAGCGGATACGTTGCCTATTGGCGTTCTGATCTCTTAACAGATGCAAAATGGAGCGAGTATGACACATATCAATCCTATCCAGCAGCACGTCGGAATCTTGGTAAAGTCGGCTGTGCTGGAAGTATGAAAAGGGTTGAACGGTTGCCATGGGAAATCGTGGCATGACCTTGAAGGGAATATGTCTCACTAATGAGTTTACACCGCTAGATAAGGGCGTAGAGTACTTTCTCTTTCCTCTCGGTTCCGCTCATTATTATGTATCAAAATTTGATAGTCCTGGCTCACACTATGGAGCATTTGAAGCCAGGCATTTTTTAATAAAGCAAAAAGAACAACACCAGGAACAGCTGACACTGTTCTGAGGGAGGATCATATGGAGTTTAAACCACCTGAAAACATGTCATATGAAGGGCTTTGGATGGCTCTGAAAGACATCAAACGACGAATAGGGGATGCGGTGCTGTCTGGTGATCGCATCAATAGCCCTTACATCAAAGGACAAAGAACAAAAGCTGAAACAATTAAAGATGAGCTGCTGCGCCGATTTAATGAACAGGCCAAGCGAGCAGAGTGAAAAAAGAGAGGGAGATTATTGTGGAATTAAAGAATATTTTTGTTCTTAAAGTGTTAGATAGATTCACTTGTGGGAAGTGGGATCACTACCCAACGGCGGAAGAAACGAAACAAGCTCTACTTAAACAATTCGGGTCCTACACACAGTTAGGAAGTACCCCTATTACATTTGTAGTAATTAAGCAACAGACGTTTTATCAAGGCGATATACAAGATTTGCAGGAGGGCTTCTGATATGAAAACTGTGCCAGCGATTGTATTTAAAAACAAACGAACTGAACGCTATCTAAGCTATGGACCTGATTTTATGGATTTAACTGATCCTAATGGAGATGTAAAAGAAATTATAGATGCGTTGTGTCTCATTAGAAAAGATCGTGAGAAGCCAAGTGATCAAGATTTAACCGATTTTTACAACCTAGTGTCTCAACACAATGCTCCTCTTGATATTAATGATCTCACTAACTGTTACGATCCTGTTCATGTAGATTATACAACCGAAGAATTTGAAAGGATCAAGGCAAGACATGAGGAGGATGAATGAAGATGAGAAATACATTAGGAGACTTGAACAACCATTTATTTGCGCAGCTGGAGCGGTTGAGTGACGAAGACTTAAAAGGTGAGGAACTTCAAGAAGAAATTGAACGTTCCAAAGCTGTTACTGATGTGGCCAATCGCATAATTTCTAATGGAGCACTAGTATTACAAGCGCAAAAATTTCATACAGAGTACAAATCAAAAGATCTTGAGAAACCGAAAATGCTGGAGGGATAAAGGTGAGGTTATTCACTGAAGAACAAGAATCTTTCATCCGTTCACATGCTGCAGGTTTACTCAATCAAGAACTAGCAGATTTGATCAACCAGAAATTTGGTTTAAATGTTACTAGACAACAAGTGAAGACCTGGAAGCATAATCGTAAAATCTCTAGCGGTTTAAGCGGTTATTTCCCCAAAGGGCATGCACCGCTCAATAAAGGTACAAAAGGCATTTATAATGTTGGCGGAAATAAAACATCTTTCAAACCAGGACACAGGCCTTCAAATTACAAGCCTGTAGGTTATGAAAGAGTTGATCGAGACGGTTATATATTGATCAAGGTGTCTGATGATGGGCCTTCGCAAGAACGATGGAAACATAAGCATAAGGTGCTTTGGGAAGAAGAAAACGGACCGATCCCAAGTGGCCATTGTTTAATTTTTTTAGACGGGAATAAGCTCAATGTAAAACTAGACAATTTGCAACTCATCACCAGACAGCAATTAGTAAGGTTAAATCAAAACAAGTTAATTGCTAATGATCCTGAAATCACTAAAACAGGCATAGTGATGGCAGCTATATATTCTAAAATTGGCGAATTGAAAAGGGAGAGTAAACAATGAAGAAACTACTAATCACACTATCTATTATTGTTGCTTCGGTGCTTTGTGCGCCGTCTGCTGCGGCAGTAACGAGCGGATATAAAACAATTGGAGGACATACAGTCAGCGTATCAACGGATGCCAATTCATATACGCCGCGAGCCAAGAGTATTGATGTCACAGCAAGTAAAACGGGTTCTGAAACGGTATATTATCGTTTCACTTTGCAAAAACGAGTAGGTGGCAAATGGAAAGATCAGCGGTTCAGCTTGGTTGGATCATTTAAGAACGCCACACCTGCAAAAGAATTTTATATAGTCAATCACACATCCGGTACGCATCGTATCAAGATGACCATCTATAAATATAAAAATTGGACAGGCGTCAAAGGCCATATCTATACGCCGTCATTCGAGGTGCGGAAATGACAATTAAATTATCAAACCTATCAGATGAAACTAAACTAATCAACGAGAGCGGCTTTCTGCTCCAAACAGTCGCGGAAACAAAAGAAGACATTTTGGAACGAGGGGAGCATCATCACGAAGATACATGGTTTCTCTTCTTGCATGAAGACGTTTTTGGAGACGAAGTGGAAATAGATATTCTTCCTGACTGCTTTAAAGGATTTTTCAAATTTGATAGATCAGAACTTGTTGCTATCAAGGACAACATTCTACACACAAAAATGCACGGCCATAAGCTAACTGAAATCGAAAAAGGGATTCTTGAAAAGATTGAATCAGCTTTTCAGCAATTAGAAGAATAAATCATACGACATAGATCGGTGCAAAATTGCCTTGGTCTATGTCTTTCATTGTTTATAGAAGGAGGGTGAGAAACATGGGAGCTGAACAATTGTGTCTACTGCCAGGTATCGATGAGAAACAAGTAAGAAATGCTCTAATCAAGGAGCTGAAGGTCTATAGGGCCCTTAAGGTGAAGGAGGAAAACAGAAAGGAACAGCAGGCAAACGGCGCAACAGGCCTTTTTCCTTCTCTCAGGAACCAGGAAGTTTTAAATGAACTGAAGGTTCGACAGATAGAAAGAGCGCTAGAAAACAGCCTAGATGAAATTGAGCAAGACATCATCCGCATGAAGTATCTCTCATCACGATTCGTAAAAGATTTAGAGGTATGTGAAGAGTTGGGGCTGAAGAAGGACCGGTATTACAAATTGAAAAAGCAAGCGACGTTTAACCTTTCGACAGCGCTTGGAATCATTTAATTACTGCAAGAGTAAAGTCTTTAAGAAAAAGAGTAGGGGTAGTGTGAAATTAACCCCTCTCTTTGTAAGAAATCTTAGTGTATCTTTTATTAATCTTTAGAAAAAGTTTTAAAACTAAAAGTTGATTGTTATTGACTTTTTTACAGGTGATTTATTAGATATCACAGTTGCTGTAACTTCAACTTCCTTGGCTGAATTCTCTAATAAATTTAATTCTGATGAAAATCCTCCATCTTTATCAGTAGTAGATATTTGAGGTTTTAAAATACTTTCAGATGAACTTGATAAATTTACATTCACATGTTGTAAAGGAAGTGTATTGCATGATACTTTTCCTTTAACTTGAAAACACAAATCTTCCTTTTGGATAATTTCTAAAGTGATTTCAGGGCAGCTCGTTTTAACAATGAAATCTCCTTCTTTATAAACTCTTCTTCCGCATCCGCAGTTTCTAGCCATATTTACTCACATGCCTTTGCCAATTCTTTAATATTAAAAGTTTTGAACACACGTATCGCATGGGCCACCTGCATTTTTAAAGACGACATTGTCGACTAAAGCTTGACTCCCTGGAGCAGGGTTACCTATATTTTGGAAAGTGATACAAGCCGTAGTCGCTCCTGGTGGTGCACAAACTGTTAATGAATAATTTTGAAAGACACTTTGAGGTTGGTTAGATACCGCTATAATATGCGGAATATCCTCTGTAAATATTGGGTTAGTTGTCACTGTTCCTTCAGCAGTACCCGTATTAGTGATTAATGGTGGGCATGTTTGAGGTGGGAAGGAAACCGATGCAACTAATACTCCTCCTGCTCGCACATCACCTGCAAACGTAAGAGTAAAGCAGCAACCTTCTGAAACAGGAACAATTTGGTTGATAAAGCCAGGAGTTGCTACTGTTCCAACAGGAGGGTTAGGGTCTAAACCTAGAATACTAACCGATTGTATGGTTGGAGTTGTAGGACTTCCAACAAAACGACCACTATGAGCATCTGGGAAATCAACTACAGTAGCTGTAGCGGATGTCCATGATGCGGGTGGTGCCCCAGTAGCTGATAAATCAAATCCAGGGTTAGCTAATAGATTTGTACATGGACAGCAGGCTTCTCCAGTAGGGCCAGTAACACCTGTTGCCCCTGTAGCGCCAGTAGGACCGGTAGCACCCGTAGCCCCTGTAGCGCCAGTAGGCCCAGTGGCGCCAGTAGCCCCTGAAGGACCAGTAGGACCGGTGGCGCCAGTAGCCCCTGAAGGACCAGTAGGACCGGTGGCGCCAGTAGCCCCAGTAGCGCCAGTAGCCCCTGAAGGACCAGTAGGACCGGTAGCGCCAGTAGCCCCTGAAGGACCAGTAGCCCCAGTAGCGCCAGTAGCCCCTGAAGGACCAGTAGGACCGGTAGCGCCAGTAGCCCCTGAAGGACCAGTAGGACCGGTAGCGCCAGTAGCCCCTGAAGGACCAGTAGGACCGGTGGCGCCAGTAGCCCCTGAAGGGCCAGTAGGACCAGTGGCACCAGTAGCACCAGGAGCCCCTGCAGCTCCAGTAGCACCAGTAGGACCAGGGGGACCCGCAGGGCCAGTAGCACCTCGTCTACCAGGTATTCCTGCAGGACCACGCCTTCCAGGAACACAAACTGTCTTTATACAACAACAAACATCTAACCATTCTCCACAACGACAACATCGCCTATAGCTCATTTGAACACACTCCTAAAAAAATTGTAATCATGACATAATATTAGATAAGGAGAAATATGTAAGGGCTTTTTGGTACTTAAATATCTTTTGAAAAAACCGACAAAAAGGGGGATAAAAAGGGGACCTTTTTTCCTAAGTGGATCATCGTATGATAGAGACAAGCAAAACGAACGTGAATATTTTGTCCAGAAGGAAGAACCTGCGGACGCTGATCATTGAGCACTCTAAGTGCCTTGATTGGTGTCCGCTTTTTTTATTGGGAGACGCGCCTTTCCCTTATCAATGGCGTATCTGGATACGGAACAAAGGTGTTGAGGAATGTGGCCATACGAGAGGGACATTCTGAGCCTGGATAGCAGCTGGTCTGCGGCAGCCGTATCGAGGACAGTTTTTCATTTTAATTGATGATTGACTGTACTTGGCATCCTCTCGGAGTGTAGTCATCATTGCAAAATCAAAATCTATTTAAGCGAATAGCGTAAGGTGGTGCTTATTCGGCAAGGAGCGAGTGAAATGAAGATCAGGGATTCTGTTTCTAAAGAGACATTAAAGCAATTTAAAAGCATTGCTCCTGGTTCTAATAGTAAGAAGAGCGATGCTGATCCGATAACAAAGCGAGATTGGGAAGAAATCATGGGAACGAGACGCGAAACGTATCAAAGACAAGGGGGCCGTATCCGGAGGAAACGATAACCTAATGGGAACAGTCGTCTTTTGGGTGTATGGCTGCACGTGCTTTGGTGAGGGATAGGAGCGCAAAAATAAAAAAGGGAGATGATGAGCATGGCATCAGGATTTGGAGTGTCGGCGAACCCGACAAAAGCTAATCACAAAATTGGAGAGGATAAGGTCGTACGAATTGCGGTGCAAAACCACAACGACTTTAGTGCTGGTCCCAACCTTATTCCACAAAGAAAGGTTAATGGGAAGTGGGAGACAATTAAAACAAATTCCCCGAACCCGCTTAACCCAGGTGAAAAACTTTATGACCAATTTGACATCAAAGAATCATTCGGTAACAAGAAAGGCACTTATCGATTCAGAGTGGACGTAGAACGCTATGACAAAAAGGGCAATCATGTTGCAACCCTTGGAACATTCCACACTAGCGAATTTTACATCAAGTAAGCAGTTGATGCCGCCTTCAGGGCGGCATCATTTGTTTTTATAGGAGGAAACAGCGATGAACATCAAAACAATTCCCGTACATAAAATTAACCCATCACCATATAACCCCCGAATTGATCTGCAACCAGGAGATCCTGAATACGACTCTCTGAAAAACTCAATAAAAAAATTTGGATACATTGATCCCTTAGTATGGAATGAACGGACTGGCCATCTTGTAGGAGGTCATCAACGTTTCAAGGTATTGATGGAGGACAATCCAAGTGAAATTCTTGTATCAGTTGTATCGCTTAATGAACAAGACGAAAAAGCTTTGAATATTGCCCTTAATAAGATAGATGGTGATTGGGATGAATACAAACTCACTGAGCTAATTAAGGAACTAGAGAAATCAGGATATGATTTAAGTGCAACAGGATTCAGTGATACAGAACTAGAGGACATATTGCAGCAACTGGAGCATACAGGGCAAGGTGGAACTGTATCTGAAAGTAAAGAAATTGATTTAGATGACTTTGGAGACGATCAATTTGAACATACGTGTCCTAAATGCGGTTTTGCATACAATGAGTAGGTGACGACATGAACTATAGATGGAAATTGAGTGATCTTAAAAACATCCCTTCCAATGGGTTGAAAGTGTTCAGTACATTCTCATGCGGTGGTGGCTCATCTATGGGCTACAAATTAGCAGGGTTTGAGTTGCTGGGAAACTGCGAGATCGATCCGCAAATGATGAAAATCTATAAAAAGAATCACAAGCCGAAATATCCTTATCTCATGGACATTAGAGAGTTTAATCAGATCCCGCTCTCCGATCTTCCTGAAGAACTCATGAATCTTGATGTGTTTGACGGATCGCCGCCATGCAGCGTGTTTTCAACAGCCGGAAAAAGAGAAGAGGATTGGGGAAGAGAAAAGGCGTTCAGAGAGGGCCAAGCTGTCCAAAAACTAGACGATTTGTTCTTTCATTACCTAGATGCTGTGGAACGTTTGAAACCTAAAACCTTTGTAGCTGAGAACGTAAGCGGCATGATCAAAGGAAAAGCTAAAGGGTATGTGAAACTTGTCATAGAGCGTGCAAAAGAAATAGGGTATGACGTTCAGCTGTTCTTGCTGAACGCTGCCACAATGGGAGTCCCGCAGAGAAGAGAGCGGGTCTTTTTCATTGGCCGCCGAAAGGACTTGAACTTACCACCACTGAAATTGGCTTTCAATGAACCACCAATCACATATGGAGAGTTTAGAAGTGGACATGGGTCAAGGCTGAATGAATCGAGTAAAACGTATAAAAGATGGATTAAGCGGCAGCCATCTGACGGCAACATTGGAGACATAACTAAACGAACAGAAGGTAAAGAGCGGAATTTCAATACAGTATTAGTTAAAAACAGTTTAGTTCCGCCAACACTAGCGAGCGGTTCTGTCTTTATTAGATATGACGAACCATATTACATCTCAAAAAGGGATATTATTTTGATGCAATCTTTTCCGTTGGATTATGACTTTATGGATGCATCAACGCAGTATGTATGCGGTATGAGCGTTCCTCCAGTAATGATGAAACGGATCGCAGAACAGATACATTTGCAATGGTTTAAGTAAACAACATGAAATCATACAAGAGGTGTTTCAATTGATCATAAAAGATATACCCGTCAGCCAAATAAATCCCGCTGCCTATCATCCACGTGTTGATCTGAAACCAGGTGACAAAGCATACGAAGAATTGAAAGCGTCGATAGAGCATTTCGGATATATTGATCCGCTTATCTGGAACGAGAAGACAGGTAATTTAGTAGGTGGACATCAAAGGTTCAAAATTTTATTAGAATCGAACCCAACTGAAATCAAAGTGTCTGTGGTTTCTTTGAACGAAAAAGAAGAAAAGGCGCTCAATATTGCATTAAACAAAATTGAAGGCGATTGGGATGAGGAAAAACTGGAGGCTCTTTTATCAGAGCTGAAGGAAAACAATTTTGATACAAACATCATTGGGTATTCTCAAGAAGAATATGAGGAGCTGCTAGAAAACCTGTCTGTAGACAACGGAAATACAGTTGTAGAAGATGATGACTTTGATGTTTCTGAAGCTCTATCACAAATCAGTGAGCCTGAAACAAAGTATGGAGATGTGTGGCGGCTTGGCCGCCACACCTTAGTATGCGGTGATGCCACAAAAGCGGCTGACGTTGATCGTCTAATGTCGGGATATAAAGCCGATCTAGTTATTACTGATCCACCTTATAATGTGGCTGTTAAAAGTGATAGCAAGAAGTTGAAAGATGATGGCCATGCATCGATCTTAAATGATTCGATGAATGATGATCAATTTGATTCATTTTTAAGAGAGATTTTTCTTAATTATTCAAGGATCATGGATGATAAGGCGGCTATCTATATTTTTCATGCTGCATCATATCAACGTGCTTTTGAAAATGAAATGCGTAATGCTGCTATTGATATAAGATCACAATGCGTTTGGGTGAAAAATTCACCGACATTTGGTTGGGCACAATACCGATATATGCATGAACCTGTTTTCTACGCATTTAAAAGAGGTTATTCCCCTAATTGGTACGGGGATAGAAAACAAACTACAGTTTGGAGAACGGATTTGACAGAAGAAACTGGTCCTGCAACTGTGTGGGAGGTTTCGCGTGGTGACACATCAAAGTATGTACACCCAACTCAAAAACCACTTGAGCTAATAAATATCCCATTGAGTAATAGCAGTAAAAAAGGTGATAAAGTGGTGGATTTCTTTGGGGGAAGCGGGTCAACTCTTATGACATGTGAGCAAACAGATAGAGAAGCTTTTTTATTAGAGCTTGATCCGTACTTCTGTGACGTTATTAAAAAGCGATTCACGGAATTCACAGGTATCACTCCAGAGCTTGTTGACTCGTTGTAAATAAAAAAAGAGGGTGCTGACAACACCCTCCCTTCAAAGACAGAAAGAAGCTCCCTGCCTAAGAGCGTGATCAAGACGCGGCCGCGTTTGTGGGAAAATATCACGCTCTCAAACCATATTGTAATGGAGGACAGGGAGTATGACAAGAGAAAATAAGAACATTTGTTCTCATTATGATGAAGAAAGAGAAGAAATGCTGCTTTTATTACAGGCTGAACAAGCTGAGGATATAGAGAAAGCCACTGCGAATTTAAGAAAGATCACGCAGGCAGGTATTGCACAATGGGTCAGAGATTTCAAAGCAGGAAACATCAAATTGACTACTGTGGAAGATCTGAAAAAACTCATTGAGTTAGAAATGTATTTACTCAAGAACGATGAAATTTGAAAACAACTCAAACTTAATTAAGCAGTTCGGAGGTGGGTGATATGTAATGGCTAGACCGCGAAATCCCAAAAGAGATCAGGCGTTCCAATTGTGGAAAGAAAGCAACGGAACCCGTTTGCTGAAAGACATTGCTGAAGAATTAGAGTGTTCACAATCGCTCATCCGCAAATGGAAGAACCAAGACTCTTGGGATGAGAAATTGAATGGTAAAGTTACTAAACCCAAAGAGAAAACCAATGGTAACGTTACTAAACGCCCTGGGGCTCCCAAAGGGAGTAAAAACGCCAAAGGGAATAAAGGTGGTAAAGCGCCACCAGGTAACCAAAATGCAAAAGGGAATACTGGTGGTGCTCCAAAAGGGAACAGAAATTCTGTGCGGACAGGTGAATATGAATCTATCATGTTCGATTATATGGACGACACAGAAAAAGAGCTCTTTGAGCAGATTGAGACCGATCCGCTCTATCAAATTGAATTGACCATACGTGAGCTTAGTATTCGAGAGCGGCGTATGATGCATAGAATCATGAAGTATGAAAATGGTTTAACCGATAATCAGCGACGTGTTCTTCAGCAACTTAGAAAAACAAAAGATGTCGCACCTTCGACAAGTGAGAATGGTGTTGTCAAATACGTTCCAATCATCAATGAACGTCTTGTAGTCACTGAGGTGGAAGAAACTCAATTACCTGTGATTGACCGCATCCTTGAAATAGAGGAAGCATTGACGCGAGTAACAGACAAACGTCTTAAAGCCATTAGGCAGAAACACGAAATTATGAAAACTATGTCAGAGCATGAATTGAGACTCAGAGGTCTTGATCTTGCAAACAGAACGAGAGAGGCAGAGCTGGAGCGGATCACCGCTCGACCTGTCGATGATTCGGTTCAAATTACTATAAAGAGAGCAAAGAAAAAAGGTGATGGCTGATGGTTCAAATGATGGAGAAGGAAGTCAATCCACACTTTGAAGATTTTCTCTTTGATTGGGATCAGAAGTTTCAATTCTTGGTGGGCGGTTATGGATCATCTAAGAGTTATCACATTGCCCTGAAGCTCATTCTGAAGTTACTAGATGAAAAGCGAACCGCTCTTGTGATTCGTGAAGTCTATGACACACACAGGGATTCAACCTTTTCGCTGTTTGAAGAGATCGTGAATGATCTTGGACTTGATCATGTCATTCAATGCCGGACTTCACCGCTCATGCTTAAATTCCATAACGGGAGCCGGATCATTTTCAAAGGTCTTGACAAGCCAACCAAATTGAAGTCGATCAACAACATCTCAATCATTTGGATTGAAGAGTGTTCTGAGGTTAAGTACGAGGGATTCAAGGAGCTGCTTGGTCGTTTGCGTCATCCAACGTTGCAGCTGCACATGATCTTATCAACGAACCCTGTCGGTCAGGATAATTGGACGTACAGACATTTCTTTAAGGATGATCAAAACAACCGATTTATCCTGGATGATGAAAGGTTATATAAAGAGCGAACGATCGCTATCAACGATACGTACTATCATCATTCTACAGCTGAAGACAACTTATTCCTTCCGGTCAGCTATATTAAGCAGCTGGATGAACTGAAAGAATATGATCCCGACCTTTATCGAATTGCGAGAAAAGGTCATTTTGGCATAAATGGAATTCGTGTGCTGCCACAATTCGAGGTGCAGCCGCATGAAGATGTGATGCTGGCCATCTCAAATATAAATCGGCCTTTACTTAGAGCGGGCATGGACTTTGGTTTCGTAGAGTCATATAACGCTTTGATTCGACTGGCTGTCGATCACGAGAAGAAATATCTATACATCTATTGGGAGTATTATCAAAAGGGCACAACCGATGATGAAACTGTACAAGAGCTCATCGAATTTGCCAAAACAAAAGAGCTGATCAAAGCAGATGCAGCTGAACCGAAAACAATCGCATACTTCAGGAAGATGGGATACAACATGGTGGCCGCTCATAAGTTTCAAGGATCACGCTTGCAGTACACCAAGAAGATCAAGCGGTTCAAGAAGATCATCTGTTCAGATGCATGCAAAAACACAATCTATGAGCTTCAGCCGCTTACTTACAAGACTGATAAAAACGGTAACATCATAGAAGACGAGTTTAAGATTGATCCCCATACGTTGTCGGCCATCTGGTATGCGCTTGATGACTATGAGGTAACGGACCTGAAAGAGAAACCAAAAGAGCGGACACGCCCGAACAGAGAAAGGAGGTCACGCTGATGAAAACGGTCAGAGCAACAGTGATGAAGGCCAATGTGTCTGAAACCACTAAGCAGATTTATGATGATGGATTTAATTACGATGCTGATGATGTGATCGAGCCGCCATACAATATCAAAGAGCTCAAACAAATGGCCGAGTATTCTACCATTCTTCAACAATGTATAGATGCATATAAAACAAATATTCTAGGCTTTGGCTTTGGGGTAGAATACGCCTTTGATTTTAATGCGGAAGATGTAAAACCGGTCAAAAAGAAGACAGCCGAGAAGGAATGGACAAGGCTTGAAGAGTTTGCCAGATATATGAACTATGATGAGTCAGCCGAAGTGGTCCTTGGTTATGTGATAGAAGACCGAGAGAAAACAGGTAATGGATTTGTCGAAGTGCTGCGAGAAGGTACAGGGAAACCTGCAGGTATTGAATATCTGGATGCACAATACTTACGAGTTTGTAAGCTGAGTGATCCTGTTGATGTCGAATTCCGATACACAGAAAGCGGACAAGTGAAGTCATTGCAACGGAAGAAAAGATTCAGGAAGTATGTGCAACAGGTCAACACTAAAAAAGTTTTCTTTAAGGAGTACGGCGATCCAAGGACAATGAACGCTGCTACGGGAGAATATAGCGAAAAAACTCCCCCTGAACTTGTAGCAAGCGAAGTCATTCACTTCAAGATTGGTAGCGGTACATATGGTGTTCCCCGTTGGATTGGTAACATCGTCAATATGTACGGAGCGCGAAAAGCTGAAGAGCTGAACTATCTGTACTTTAAACAAGGGCGGCATGTGCCGGCAGCCATCACAGTGGAAAATGGGATGCTTTCTGAATCGTCATATGAACAGCTGCAGGAATACATGAACGGCATCGAAGGATCAGACAATGCACATAAATTCCTGTTGCTCGAAGTGGAAGGGATTCCGAAGAAGGATGAGCTATCGAACGATGAAGAGCCGGCTAATGTGAAGGTGAATATAAAATCACTGGCCGAGATTCTTCAGGAGGATGCGCTGTTCCTTGAATACGACGAGAAGACGAGAAACAAGATACGTTCTTCTTTCCGTCTGCCGCCGATCTACACAGGCGAATCACAGGATTATAACAAGGCGACAGCTGACACCGCTCGAAAGACGACAGAGGAACAGGTATTTCAGCCAGAAAGAATGATCATCACAGGCAAGCTCAATACACTCTTTCTTCCTGATCTTGATCTCTGGCATGTGCGGCTCATTTTGAATGGTCCTGACTTTCGTGATCCGCTCGAAATCGCAAAGGTTCTTACGCCGTTTATTCAAGCAGGAGCGGTTTCGCCAAACGACCTGCGTGATCTGGCTGGGCGTATTCTTGGTAAGACACTTGAAGAATGGCCAGAGGAAGAATATCACCGACCAATTGAGGCTAAGCCAAAGGTATCAACTAGCTTGCTTGATACGGTTCTTCAAAAATCTGCGGGTTCCCAGGAAGATCTGATCCATCTCTTAAAAGATGTTAGGGATGAACTAGAGGAGATCCACAAATGAGCAAGATTGATCAACTGATAAAAAACATCAATACCTTTGTGCAAAAAGCGGAATCGGATGAGGTTGAAGAACTAGAAGCAGCTGTAGCTGATTTCCCTGAACTGAAGGACGTTCCCTCTTTGGTGGAAGAGTATGAGAAAACCACCGCAAAACTTCTCAGATTGCAACGCAGGACGTTTTTGAATGAACTGAATGGTTTTATATCCAAGGACGATTCGGAGACGTTAGAATCAATTCTAGCGTTCTTTCAAAATGACTTGTTTGCAGCTGATGAATTTACGGAGCTGTTTGGAAAAGAAACGGCTGTCTTTCTAACACTCACCGTCACACAGTTGGCTGAGAAGATCATGCATTCCATCGATGCAGATATTCCATTCAAGGTGCTTTCTGAGAAAACTGAACAGTGGATTGAATCATGGTCACAGGAATTGGCGCAGCTGATGCAGCTGAATACTCATACAGCCATAGAGCAAACGCTGAAAGAGGGCATCAAAGAGGGGCGCTCTATACAAGAAATTGAACTGGAGCTGAAGGACCTTCCTGAATTCAGCCGCAAGCGCGCACGTGTGACAGCTGTAACTGAAGTGTTGACCGCTTCTTCCGTAGCACAACATGAATCCTATGTCCAATCCCCGGCGGTAACGGGGAAGAAGTGGAAACACAGCGGCGGGAAAAAGAATCAGTCCAGAGAAAGTCATGTGCAGCTGGATGGCACGATCATTCCTTTGGATGAGGAATTCGAGATACCAGGCAGCGGAGAGCGGTGCATGTTTCCGAGAGATACACAACTCACGCCAAAAGAGCGGGTTAACTGCCATTGTGCGGTTGGTCCTGTGGTTGACCCTGTAATACTAGGATTGTCAGCTGAGGAAAAAGAAGAGATTAGAAGAAGAGTCTTACAAAACATGGAATGAAATAGTATAATATCCTCATTACTTTGGGAATGAGGGGAAATATGAGTTGGCTTGAGTTCTTTTCTTCAATACTTACTTCAGGTTCGTTAGCAACTATTATAGTGGTTTTGATTTTAAAACAACCTATAACAGTAATTCTTAGTAGAGTTGGTAATTTGTTGAGTTTTAAATATAAAGATATTCTTCATCTTGATTTTGCAAAAACTTTAGATGAAATTGAGCAAAATGAAGATGTAAAAGAAGATGAGCAACATGAAAGTGCCCCCAATAAAAATAGTCATAATAATGCTGAAACAAACGGACTGGATGTTGGATATGTAAAACATTATGAGCGTTTGGCAAAAAAGTCTCCTGAGGAAGCTGTTTATACAGCTTGGCTGGAGCTTGAGGCAGAATTAAGGTATGTAGTAGTTAGATTAAGCGAGAATAACTTAAGAGATATACCTGAAATAGTGAGAGATCTTCTGTACAAAGAACATATTTCTCAGAATATGGCTAATAACATTTTGGGCTTATGGAGTCTAAGAAATGATATTGTTAAAAACCCACATGCAGTGTTTCTTGATTATAAGGAAGCTATGAGATACTGTTCATCAGTAATTAAGTTAATTAAACAGCTGCAAAAAATTACTGGCGATTATTATATGAGTGGTGAAAAACTGTCTGATTAAAAGACAGTTTTTTCTTTTGAAAGGGGGTGAACATATGCCAAGGGAATTAATAAATGCAAAGATCACACACGTTTCATACGTGGACAAGGCTGCTAATCAAAAGCAGTTCTTTTTTATGAAGTCAGAAAAACAGCCAGACTTTCAAAAAGAGATCAAAGTCATTGCGAAGGCTGATGATGTGCAACGTCTTGTGTATGGAATTGTATACGAACCAAACGTAGCTGATGCACATGGAGACTTTATGACACCAGAAGAAATTGAGAAAGCGGCTCATGGGTTCCTGAAGGATGCACGTGAGATCGACAAGCAGCATGATTTCCAAGGCGGTGTCGGGGAAGTCGTTGAATCTTATATCGCTCCGTCTGACTTTGAAATGGGAGATGAGATGATCAAGAAAGGATCGTGGGTCCTTGTGACGAAGGCTTCCGATGAAATTTGGGAACAGATTCAAAAGGGTGAGATCACCGGATATTCAATGGCCGGAACAGCAGACATAGGAAAACAAGAGCGTGAGCCAGCTTCTGAAGAGAAGGGGCTTTTTTCTTTGCTCAAAAACTTCTTTTTATCAAAAGGAGAAGTAAAGAACAGATACGACAAAGGCCGCATGCGTCGTGAGTTTTGGGCGGCACAAGAGGCGCTGAATTCCGTTTTGTATAAATGGGATTCTTACGACGATGAAGACTTGGAGACTGATCCTGAAAAGGTGAGGGCAGCACTGCAAGATTTTGTGGAAATCACACAAGAGATTTTGCTTACTGATGACTTGGCTGGTATCCAAACTGATCCACCTAAAGAAGTCGCAAAAGCAGGTAAAAAGTTTTCAGCTGCTAACTTAACTGAATTGAAAAATGCAAGAGCCGCTATCGACAATCTGTTGAGTCAAGCGGAAGAGAAGGAGGAAGAAGAAGTGAACAAAGAAGATCTGCAAAAGATGCTAGATGAAACAATTGCACCAGTCGTAAAACGACTGGAAGACCTTGAAAAAGGCGAAGGCGAGCAGCAACCTGATCCGCAAGAAAAACAAATTGATGAAGAGGTCGCAAAAGAAATGGCCGCAGCTGTAGAAAAGGCATTGGCTCCAGTAGTTGAAAGAGTCGAAGCACTTGAAAAAGCACGTCCGCAAGGTAATGGTGTAGAGGATGCACAACAACAAGACTTACAAAAATCTGAAACTGTATGGGGCGGCTTGCTTTAAGCCAAGAAAAAGGAGGAACTAGAGTGAGAAATCAAGAGGTAATTAACAAAGCGGAAGTGACGCTTGGGACGTTAAAAACAGGCGGTCTAATGAATCCAACCCAATCTAGCACATTTATTCGTATGGTGCAAAATGCACCAACACTGCTACAAGATGCACGTGTCATTCCAATGGATAGCGATGCACAAAAAATCGAGAAAATTGGTTTTGGTCAGCGCATTCTACGTGCTGGTCAGGAAGGTGTAGGTTTAACTAATGAACAAAAGTCTGCGCCAACAACAAGCACTGTGGAGCTGAATGCAAAAGAAGTCATCGCTGAAGTAAATATCACATATGACACACTTGAAAACAACATCGAGGGTGATAATTTACAGAACACCATCATGCAAATGCTCGCTGAGCGTGCAGCCGTTGATATTGAAGAATTGATTTTGAATGGTGATACGAAATCTAGTGATGCATATCTAGCGCAACTTGATGGTATTCGTAAGCAAGCAACATCCCATATCGTAGATGTAGCTGGCGAACCACTTACACGCCAAGTATTCAAACAAGGATACAAAGCTGTTCCGCCAAAATACTTGCGAGTTCCACAAGAATTCCGTTTCTACACTTCCCCAGGACAAGAGGTCGAATGGAAAGACAAAGTAGCAGATCGTCAAACGAATCTAGGGGATGCAGCTGTACAAGGTGGACTTTCCTCCGCATTCGGTGTTCCAGTCAAAGGTATTGCAAACATGCAACCATATGGAATGGGAGAGGACGGCACAGATGTTTCGGACATCTTACTTACTCATCCGAAAAACATTATCCTTGGCTTCTCACGCAATATTCGCATTGAGGTTGAAAAGGATATCCGCAGACGTAAATTTATTATTGTTCTGACAGCGAAGCTAGACAGCAAATTTGAGGAAGAGGATGCTGTTGCTAAGATCATCAAGGTCAAGGAGTGATCAATATGTATACAGCTGAATTGATCAAAGGAAAGACATACTCTGTGATGGGGCATGTCTTTCATTTAAATCAGGAGAAAGAGATTGAGAAAAAGGTTTTTCAATATCTCGATGGCAATGACTTTTTCGCTTGTAAGAAAGTGAAAGCTCCTGCTGATGATTCAAAAACGGATGATGAACCAAAAGAAGATGAAGAGCCTGCGAAAGAGGAAGAAGAACCCCAACAAGAACAAAAAATCTACACTGAATCAGAACTGAAGGGCATGAACAAAACTGAACAAGAAGCCATTGTTATTGATCTTGGCGGCGATCCGACTCAGCTCAAAGATAAGAGTGAGAGAATTGCCTTCATCCTTGAGCGCCAAGAGCAACAAGAAAAAACAGGAGAGTAAGGCCGATGCTGATCTCTCCTGAAGAAGTTAGGGCGTATACCGTATTCGAGAGCGTGAAAAACCGCTCGGATGAACTATTGAAAAGTGACATCATTGAGGCTGAAGCTGAGGTATTTAAGATCGCAGGTCATGATTTCACAAGTGGAAAATATCAGCCGCTTCCTGAAAAAGCAAAGATCGCATTGATTAAAATGGCACAGTTTTTCGCATTGATCAACGGCGATGAATCAATTATCAAAGGGTACAAGTCTGAAAAAATTGGTGACTATTCATACACCTTGGCAGATGGTAACGCTGTTTCAAAGCCAGATGTGTATAACCTGTTGATAGATTTCTTTGAGCCGGGGGAACCGCCAGAAGATCCAGGCAACGTCAAATTGAGGTTGAGATCATTATGAGCTATCAATCATTATTAACGGATCGATGCGATATTTTCCACTTAAAGAATGAGCAGCTGTCAAAAGATCGTTTTGGTGTGCCGGTTCAGGATGCGCAGCCAATCTTTTCATATCCTGATGAGCCTGATCAAGTTGCGCAGCCATGTTATTTTTCGGAGAAAAACCAATCCATCACACAGCAGGAGCCAAACGCAACCATTCATCAATCGTACCTTGTTCATTTTCCTATTACTGCTGATGTCCGCCTGAACGATAAAGTGGTATGGGAAGGTATTACTTTGAAACTCCAAAAGCCCAGACGGATCAAAAATCACCACATTGAGGTGGTAGCGATGAGGAGTGAAAGCCTATGAGGATAGATGGTCTTGATCAATTCATTGAGGACTTGAATGCCGCTGTTAATGGCGGCTTGCAAGCTGAATATGAAGAATGGTTGGAAGCGATGGGTTATGAGTTCCTAGACATCGTTCAAGATGAAGTTATCCGTACAAAAACGGTGGATGCTCGTCGTTTGCTCAACTCATTCCAAAAAGGCGACCAAGAAAACGTCTTTTCGATGAGCAGTGGCGGTCTGACGTTGGATGTAGGGACAAACCTAGAATACGCGTCGTACACAAATGATGGTCATTTTACCATTGATCCCTCCAAGAATCAGGATAGACGATGGGTTCCTGGTAGATGGGTTGGTGCTCGTTTTGAATATGACCCAAATGCTGAAACAGGGATGCTCCTGAAATTTCAATGGGTTGAGGGGAGCGGCTATTGGGATAATGCACTTTCAATTTTTGAACAGATGTTTGAACAATCATTAGACCGCAAACTGCAGCAATGGATCGATGAACAATTTGGCGGTGATTAAATGAATCAAGAAGTCGGCGCCATCATGAATTATTGTTACAAGCAGTTTCCGGTGAAAGTATATGAAAAAGAGATTCCTGAACAGTTTCAGGTCCCATCGATGTACTTTCCTGCAGCATGGACAAATACAAAAAACGATACTGTTTCAACGTTTCTTAAAACCTACACGCTGCATATTAAAGTGTTTCACAAAGATTCTGGACAGGCTCATGATGCAGCTGAATCGATTGTAGATGCCTTGTCAGCTGATCGGAATATTATTCCGATGGTCAGTGAAGAAGGTGAACCGCTCGATCAATATGTTCGCATTAAGAGGGCAGAAACTAGGAATGGTGATCAAGGCGTGGCAACGATTGTCCTCACATGGGATAGCGCCTATTGGTACAACCGAGAAGAGCAACCGAGCCTAGACGACATAAATTTTTCAGATGGGGTGATAAAAAGTGGCCAAGAATAAAAATGAATCACAGGTGAAAGAAGAGAAAGTCGCTCCAGTTCTTCCTAAAGAAGCAGCATTTTCATTTGAAGCCTTGAAAGAGCACAGCAAGGAATTGTTTGGCGTAAAGCCAGAAATTCTTGAAGGTGCTCTTTTTTATATCAAAGATCAACCAATTACAAAAACAGAAGCAAAGAAGCAGATTGATGCTTTTTTGTCTAAGGAGGTTTAAGCATGAATGGAGGTACTTTTACACCAGGTACAGAAAAGAAGCGCCCTGGTATCTACTTCAATTTCAAAACCACAGCACAGCAACGTATCACTTTAGGTGATCGCGGAACCGTTGCACTTCCAATCACAATGAGCTGGGGAGAGCCTAAGTCGTTCATCTCTATCTCAGGCATCGAGGACTTAAATAAAAAAGTCGGATTAAATATCGATGACAAGTCACTGCTTCTTTTCCGAGAAGCGAAGAAAAAAGCACAAACGGTCTTGCTTTACCGTCTGAATGAAGGTGAGCCAGCAAAGGCTCAGATCAGAGAGAATTTCAACGTTCTTGCTAATTATGGTGGACAGAAAGGGAATGAGGTCACGATCCAAGTCACTGAAAACGTATTGGATAGCTCCAAGCGTGATGTGGTGACTTACGTTGGTACAGACATTGTTGATAAGCAGGTTGTCACTGATGTCAAAGAGCTGAAGCAAAACAAATATGTTTCATTCTCCGGTGAAGGTGAAGTGACGATCACCGCTGGTGTAACACTAAGCGGCGGGAAAAATGGTGTGCCAAGCGTGGCAGATTATACAGCTTTCTTAGAAGCAGCTGAAACAGAATACTTTGACGTGATCGCGCTGCCTAATAACACTAGCGAGCAACTAAAAGCAACATTTGTGGCCTTCGTCAAACGTTTGCGTGATGATCAAGGGCGTAAGGTGCAAGGTGTTTTACCGAACTATGCAGCGGATCATGAAGGAATTATCAATGTCACAAGTGGTGTGCTGCTAGAAGATGGCACAGAGATCACGCCAGCCAAAGCAACTGCATGGGTTGCCGGTGCGTCTGCAGGAGCAAACTTCAATCAGTCGTTAACCTTTGTTGAATATGAAGGGGCTGTTGATACGTTAGAACGTCTTGATAATGATCAAGTGGAATACCGCTTGTCGCAAGGCGAATTCTTGTTCACGTTTGATGCTCGTGATCGCACAGTAAGCGTTGAGAAGGACATCAACTCTCTGACAAGCTATACAACGGAGAAAAACAAGACATTCGGGAAAAACAAAATCATTCGTGTGCTCGATGCGATCAACAACGATCTCACTCGCGAATTGAAGAATCTGATTAAATTACGTAAAGCCAACGGAAATGACATTCCGGCATCTGATGATGGGCTGCAGCTGGTGAAAACACTCATCACGCAATATCTCACGCAGCTCCAAGATGGATCTGGAATCACTGGCTTTGACTCTGAGACTGACATCATGATCGCTTTAAATGAAGATCGTGACGGTTTCTTGATTGATCTAGCTGTTCAACCAGTTGATGCAGCTGAAAAATTCTATTTCAATGTAGAGGTGAGATAAGATGGCTTTTAAAGCGCAGAATACCATTTCAGGTAAGGAAGGACGCTTATTCCTCGATGGTGAGGAAATGGCGTTCATTAAAACGTTTGAGGCGAACGTGGAGAAGAATAAATCAGAGGTCAATGTCATGGGCCGCCGAATGACTGGTCATAAAACAACGGGGGCAAATGGAACAGGAACGGCGACATTCTATAAAGTCACATCACGTTTCGTTCAGCTCATGCTCAACTATGTGAAGAAAGGGGAAGACCCATACTTCACTATTCAAGCTGTACTGGATGACAAATCATCCGGCCGCGGCACAGAGCGTGTCACATTATTTGATGTGAACTTCGATTCTGCAAAGATCGCGGGGCTTGATGTGGATTCAGAAGCACTGGAAGAAGAGGTTCCTTTCACGTTTGAGGACTTTGATCTTCCTGAGAAGCTGAAGGATTCCTTTTAAAATTTAATCACTATAGAAAATGTAACAAAAGAACTGACTAGTGAATGTTTTTAAATAAAGTATTTTCACTTTTTTTGTACAAATATGATATACTTTTGATAAATGGGATACATGGGATAAAAGGGATAATAGTGAACCCTCCCTTTTCATTTTGAGAAAAAATTTGTTTACATGCAAAGCAATTTGCATAAAATAAAAAGAAGCCAGGATGCGTCAACATCCCGGCAATGTACAATGAGGCCCTTCAAGGGGCTGGCTTAAATCAGGTGAAGCAACAAGGATAGGCAATCCCTACGAACTTACCAGGCTCAAGGGAGGCCTATTTTTTGTTTATATACGTCAACAGGGCAAGGATAAACATCCCAAATAAAAGCATGAGCGAAATCGCTTGAAACGTTGACATAAGCATCACCCCCTTTCTTACGGGGATGAGCCAGACCACCCTTGAGTAAGCCGTTCAATTGTACGATTTATATTATACATGAAAACATTGGAAAGCACATTCAAAAAATGGATGTGCTTTTTTGTATTCAAAAAAACAAATCAAAGGGAGTTTTTAAACATGAGCGAAAAACAAACAAACAACACATATGATCTTTCATTCTTTATGCCAGGACAAACAACAGAAGCGGAAGAGGTCAAATCAATCATTTCAAAGCGTTTCGTTGATAAAGAAGGTAAAGTGATTCCATTCGTATTCAAAGCGATCACAACAGAGCGCATCGATGAACTGGAGAAAGAAAACACGACTTTCAAAAATGTTAAAGGTCGTGGACGTGTAAAAGACTTGGATTCTCAACGCTTCTATGCACGTATTGCGGTTGAATCAACTATTTACCCTGATTTCAAATCAAAAGAACTGCGCGAAGCATACAGCACACAAGATCCAGTCGAAGTGGCAAAGCGTGTCCTGTCTGTCGGCGGTGAATATGCGAACTGGTTAAACAAAGCCATTGAGGTCAACGGGTTTGAAGATGAAATTGAAGACTTAGAAACTGAAGCAAAAAACTAATAAAAGACGGGAACAAAGAGGCTGTGTATCTCTATTACTGCATGCATGAGCTTCATTACTCCCCGTCTGAACTCTTAGAGGTCTATGAAGCGCCAAGGCAATTCAAGGCCTTTTTGTTTGGGTTGATAGCCCACAAACTTGAAGTGTTAGAAAAAGAATCGAAGAAAGGGGGATAAGACATGGCTCGTTTGACAGCTCGGTTTGATTTACAAGACCGCATCACGCGTAAATTGCGTTTGATCAGAGGGGACCTAGAACGACTTGATAGATTGCGCCGCAGATCAGAGCGGCCAATCACTTTAAGAATCAGGGACAATGCCACAATTGCATTAAGACGTGTGCAGCGGTTTGTATTGCGCGATCTTGCGCGAACTTATCAGCTGACGCTTGATGTAAATGATCTGGCCACAAAAGCACTACGAAAGTTCAATGGCTTCTTACAACGCAAGATGCCGCGTACTCATAGTGTGCTGATGCGCATTAAAGATCAGGCAACACCAGGACTTGTTCGGTTGCGTCGTTACATCGATCGGAAATTTGGTAAAGTAGAACGGTTTGCCATAACGGTTCATGATCGTGCAACCGCAGGGATCAGACGTATTGCTTCATATGCAGCGCGTCAGCTTGGCCGGGGCTACAGCTATACCATTAGAGCCGTTGATATGGTTCGACGAACAGTCAGTCGTATAGCGTCTTATACACGGAACACGTTAGGGACTGAATACAGGGTGGCGATCAATGCGATCGACCGTTTCACCGCTCCAGTACGTGGAGCTGTCTCATTTGCAAATACCCATTTGGGACGGACTTACACAACCACAATCAAGGTCCTTGATCTTATCACAAAGCCATTGAGAGGGATCGTGTCAGCTGTCACCAGCACACTTGGTTTGCTTGGAGTGGGTGCCGGTGCAACAGGTGGTATTGTCGTGCCGCTCAAAATGGTAGCGGATCGACAGAACATGACCACGGCTTTTGAAACACTGCTCGGCAGCAGAGGAAAAGCAGATGCACGTCTGGACGAGCTGACAGCCTTTGCCGGGCAAACGCCATTTACTCGTGATGAGATTTTCGAGTCAAGTCGTGTCCTTCAAGTATTCACAGGGAACGCTCTATCGACTACAGAAGGCATGAAGCTAGTCGGGGACGTTGCTGCAGGTGTTCAACGGCCATTTTCCGAAGTTGCGTTATGGATGGGGCGTTTATATGACGGCATTAAATCGGGGCGTCCTATCGGTGACGCAACGGCAGCTTTGCAAGAAATGGGGGCGATCTCTGGTGATGCCAGGGGTAAGCTCGAAAAACTTGCCAAGAGCGGAAAAGACATCTCCAAAACGTGGCCAGAAGTCACGAAGGAATTTGGCAAATACAACGACATGATGATCAAAATGTCGGACAACCTAGCCAACTTGTTCTTGGGTGTTAAATCATTCATCAACAACTCTATTTTGATGCCGTGGGGTAAGGGACTAGCAGCTGCGTTTCAGCCCGCTCTCGAAGCATTTAGAACGTGGCGTGGGGAATATTCCTTTGTGCTGACTGATCTATCAAACAAAGCTGAAAAGGCTGGTAAAGCCTTTGCGAAGAGCTTTTTAAATCCCACCAAAAGCGTATTCGGATTTATTGGTGATCAGTTCAAAATTTTGTTCCCAGGAGAAAAACTCTCCAAGAAGCAGACACAAGAACTGAAGGTCAAATTTAAAGACAATCCTAAGTTGAAGAAGCACTTTGAACAGCTAGAAAAATACAGAAAAATGGACTTTGAAACTCGGTGGAAGCTTGTCCTTGATAATACGAAAGACGTATTTGGCCAATGGTGGGAGAAGACGGGGAAACCTGGTCTTTTCAAAATGGCCGAGAATGTCGGGAAGACTTACGGTGGCATCATAAACGGTGTGATCAATGGTCTACTTGGTATTGATGACAAATCATCCGAGGACAGTTTCACTGATGCAGGAGCAAAGGCAGGAAAGATATTCATTGAATCGTTTCTTGAAGCTCTTGATCCTGTGCAATTAGGTATTCGGATCGCCAAGAAAATTGGCGAGATCAACTGGAATGCCCTAACAGGAGAAGGATCAATTGCTGGTGCTTTGATTGCTAATGCATTTGCACTCGCATTCCTCGGAAAAGTGGCCACGTTATTAAAGCCGCTCAAATCCATTCTTTCTGGCGCTTTTGCTGCCTACAAATGGGGAAAAGGTTTAAGAGGAGGAATGGGAGCAGGAACAAGCGGTGGTGTAATCGGAGGAGCTGGAGGAGCAGGGCGACCGCCAAGGAACCCAAGACCTCCTGAATATCGCCAGCCTTGGATCAATAGAGGTGAGCCGGTACGTCCAACAACTCCAAACCAAGGGCGTGGCGGTGGATTCTTAGGGAATATTGGTAAAGGCGCAAAGAGCATCGGAAAACGTATTCCTATTCTCGGTACACTGATTGCGGCCACAGAACTGATCGGCATCAACAATGATAATAAAGGTGAAAAGATCGGTGGATTCACAGGAAATCTAGGAGGCGGTATCGGTGGAGCTGCAATCGGAACAATGATCGCACCTGGTATCGGAACCGTTATCGGTGGAATCTTAGGGAGCATCTTTGGCGGTGATCTTGGCAAATGGATTGGAAAGATGTTCGACAATGGAACCATCAAGAAGAAATGGGACGAGATCGTCAAATGGTCAGAGGATGCAATCAAGTGGATTAAAGATACATGGAAAGATATTTCTACTTGGTTCAATGACAACGTTGCTGAACCAATTGGTGGTTTTTTTGAAAAAGCATGGACAAAAATTAAAACCACTTGGGAGAAAGTCTCTAACTGGTTCATGGAAAAAGTATTCATACCTATCTATAACTTTGTTGTACCAATCATCAACTTTGTGGTTGGTGTTTTCACCGTTGCTTGGAACATTATTAAAACCATATGGGGTGTTGCATCAACTTGGTTCATGGAAAAGGTATGGAAACCATATGGTCAATATGCAGTAGAAGCCATTGGATGGGTATGGAATAAACTTGTTGATACATGGAATTGGATCAAAGAGACATGGGGAGTATTGTCTGAGTGGTTTAATGAATATGTGTGGACACCATTTAAGACATATGGCATTCCAGCTATCATGTTTATCTGGAATCTATTCAAAGGTACATGGAACTGGATTAAAACAACATGGGTGATACTTGCAGCTTGGTTTGATGAGTATGTGTGGCAGCCGTTTAAAACTTACGCTTTGCCAGCCATTATCTTTATATGGATTTTGTTTAAAAATACGTGGAATTGGATTAAAACCACTTGGATTATACTTGCCAAATGGTTTGATGAGTACGTTTGGCAGCCATATAAGAAATATGCAGAGCCGGCAATCTCCTTCGTTTGGGAGAAATTCCAAGATGCCTGGAGAATTATCAAGGGTATTTGGAAAACAGTGAGTGGATGGTTTGAAGAGAAAGTATTTAAACCGTTGAAGGGTCATGCTGAAAAACTCACAGAAATATGGAATGGGTTTTTCGGTTTAGTTGGTAAAGTGGTTGGTAAAGCAAAAGAGATTACTGGAAAAGGATTTAAATTCTTTGAAGGAATAGGTGAAGAAAAAACAGGTATGAAAAAAGTCCCTACTAAGGGGAAAAAGCCAGATCAGAGAGCCACCGGTGGTTATATCACAAAGCCAACACTTTCATGGATCGGCGAGGCTGGGAAAGAGTTTGTCATCCCGACTGAAAACAACCGAGGACGAGGGAAGATGTTGCTTGCTCAGGCTGCTTCACATCTTGGAATGTCCGTAGTGCCGAGCGGTGCTTCACCAACATCTCCAGCAAGCTCATCTTCTCCAATGAGACCGGCAGCTGCTTCATCAGTTTCCACTTCTGCAAGTGGCTCAGTATCAATTGGAGACGCGGGCAACGCATCAAAATACGGGGAACAGTTTAGCACTGATTTTGAAAAAGGGTTAAACAGCAAAGGCGTTTCGCTTGAACAGTGGAAACAAGCCAATATCAAGCAACCATTTACTCAAATTCAGACATCGACTCCGCAGTATGGAGCGCAAACTGTCACCGGCTTTGCTGCAGGTCAAAACATGACACCAACTGGCACAGGTCAATTCTTAGATCAAAATGTAAGACAACCTTTCTTATCCGCTCGCCAAGAGTCACCTACCTGGGGAGCAGGAATGATTGACGCATTTAATAGCGGTATGAGGTCAAAAGGAAGTGAAGTGACACAAGCGGCTAAGGACATGGCCAAGAAGGTAGAACAGGCGTTTAGGGAAGAGCTAGACATTCATTCTCCTTCACGTGTCATGATGAGTCTTGGAAAATTCGCATCGATCGGAGTCGTCAAAGGTCTTGATTCAGTTGACGTGAAGAAATTCGCAGAGAATCAAGCTGGTTCCTTAATCGCTGCATTTAGTGGTATGGGTGCATCTAATCTGAGTGTTCAACAATGGCTCATGGCTGCTCTAATGGCAACCGGCACATCTATGAGCTGGCTACCTGGTTTGATGACGATTGCGCAGAATGAGTCACGTGGAAACCCGAAAGCGATCAACCTATGGGATTCTAATGCGAAGAGAGGAACGCCGTCTAAAGGATTGATGCAGACCATTGATCCGACCTTTAACTCTAATAAAGTCAACGGCATGAACGACATCTGGAACCCAATCCATAATGCTGCAGCTGCTATCAACTACATCAAAGGCAGATATGGAAGTGTCTATAATACGCCTGGATTAAGAAGTATCAGAAATGGCGGACCATATAAGGGTTATGCAAACGGTGGTCTAATCACGCAAGAGCAAATCGCCAGAGTCGGTGAAGGAAACAAGCGTGAATGGATTATTCCTGAAGAGCGTGGCATACGTGGTCGCTACTTGTTGGCTCAAGCTGCACAGGCTTTAGGAATGGACGTATACGATCCGGCCACTGCTGCATCATCTGAGCTTTCACAAGGGCAGGTGCAAACAGTAACAGCTGGCACAGCAAATGCACCGTCTGCTTCCAGCGGATCAAAACAGGTCATCATTAACTTTAATGGTGATCAGCACTTCCATAACGGCCAAGATGAAGATTCACTTGTTGAAAAGATCAAACGATCAATAGCTGAAGAACTAGAAGTCGAGATCAACACAGGAACGAAGGGAGTCGTGATCGATGGCTAAATCAAAATATCAATTATGGATTTCGCAAGGGAAGGACAAACTGCGATTCCCTGTTCTTCCTGAGAAATTAGAACTCAATAACAACGTACAAATTGAATCTATCAAAGTATCAAAATTTGGCGAGCTCACATTCTTGGATGTACCAGGAGCTCGTCAAATTTCATTTACAGCCTTTTTTCCGAAGAAGTATACACCGATCGCTGAATATAAAAGCATTCCATCACCAGAGAATGCAATAGCCAAAATTGAACGAATGATGCGTTCAAAGAAGCCTGTACGCTTTATTGTCACAGGGACCAAAATCAATATGCAATGCAGCATAGAGAGTTTTAACCATAGCGAAGGTACTTATGATGTGGGCGATCGTGAATTTACGCTGCAGCTGAAGGAATACAAAACCGCATCACCTAGAAAAATCAAACGAAAAGCCAAAAAGAGCAGCAAAAAACGCAGCTCAAAAGGCGCACCAAAGGTGTACACCGTTAAAAAGGGTGATACATTGTGGGATATTTCTGGTCGCTTCTATGGTGACAGCACAAAATGGCGGCGCATTTGGAATGCGAATAAAGCCGCGATGATCAAACGAAGTAGACGCAATATTAGACAACCAGGGCATTGGATTTTCCCTGGTCAAAAATTAAAAATACCACAATAGGGGGGCTGACATTGATTGAGCTTTTTGCCATCAGAAGCGGCACCATGTATGAGCTTGTGACAGAGAGTGTGACACTTCGGGGGCAAAGGTATCAGGCCCCCCGCTCAATACAAGCAACGATCGTGATAAAACAGGGTTCTCAAAAGTATTACAGCATCACAGAGGGTGACACTGTTCTTTTCAAGTGGAAAGGAAAAGAACTCTTTCGAGGTACAGTCTTTGCAAGAACGCCCAAAGATGAAAAGCTCACTTTTACTGCTTATGACATGCTTCAGTATTTGGTGAAGAACCAGGATGTCTATGTCTTTTCCAATAAGAGAGCTGATCAGATAATGAAGCGGCTTGGTCAAGATTTTCAGATCCCGATGACGTCGATCGCTAACACTGGCCATGTCATTAAATCACTTGTATTCAAAAACGATACAAGCCTATATGACATCATCTTGCAAGCTCTCAGGGAAACAAAAAAGCAAACAGGACGTAACTATCAAATCTATTCTGCTAAAGGAAAGATGGGGCTTAGAGCATGGCCTGATCCGTCCGAAGTATGGGTCATTGAATCAGGCGTGAATCTCATTGATTATCAGTACAGCACCTCGATTGAGGAAACAGCCACACGTGTGAAGATGAGAGCAACACATGTGGAAAAAATTAAGGTGCTGAAGAAGGAAAAAAAGAAATCTAAGACTACTGACAAAGATAAAGAAAAAGATAAGAAAACGACCAAACCTACGAAGCCGAAAACTGTTACGCAAAAGAAAGAGATTGAGATGCTGGCTGTGGCGAATGATAGTGCTGCTAGAAGTAAATACGGCATCCTGCAGCACGTCGAAAGAGTGTCAGGGGAAATCAATCAGGCACAGCTGCAAAAGAGGGCTGATGTTCGTCTCTCACAGAAAAAGGGCGTGAAAAAAGAACTCAAAAGTATCCAAGCACTCGGAATCCCTGAACTGCAAAGCGGCATGCCAATACGCATCATCATTCCTGATATCGGTATCAAAAAAACGTACTGGATCGATCAAGACAGCCATGAATTTAAAGGAACCAAACACACCATGACGATTGATGTCGTTGAAAAGAATACGATCCCAACGGGGAACCAGACATGAAACTAAGCGAGGCAATTAAGCGATTGGCTGTCGATGCTGTTGATGCACAATCACCAATGGAATTGATACTCGGTGATGTGGTGTCTGTTTCTCCTCTTAGTGTTAGGCTCAACGAAAATGACAAACTCATCATTCCTGAAGAACTCTTTATCTGGCCAACCCGATTAGATGAGGGGGAAGATGATGAGCTAGAAGAAGGCGATAGTGTCATGGTCCTTGCGATGACAGGCGGTCAGATGTTTTACATCTTAGATAAAGTAGTAGGAGGTGGTTCATGATGGCACTCTCTCCAGAAGAGGAAATTGAAGATTTTGAGGAAGATGAAGATGATATTGTTGAACCTTCGACTACCTACCGAATCGACTTTGAAACTGGCCGTCTAACCAATGAAAAGATTAATGGTCTCGATGCCATTCGCCAATTCGTTTACATCACACTTAGGACAGAGCGGTATGCACATCCTATCTACAGCCATGATGTTGGTTGTGAGGTGCAGGAATCGGTATCTGATGAAGAAGCAACTGATGAATACAAGGAGATGGAGATCCCGCGTCTAATAGAAGAAGCACTTCTTGTTGATGAAAGAATTGAAAGTGTGCAAGATTTTGAGATCACTAAAGAAGGGGCAACTTTTAAGGTGGTCTTTAATGTTGTGACAGATGAGGGAACCTTGGAGATCGAGGAGGTGATTGGCGAAGATGTTTGAAGAACAGTCTTATGAAGCCATCATGGAACGCATGTTGGAACGTATACCCGATGATATTGATAAACGTGAAAACAGCGTCATATGGAATGCGTTGGCTCCTGCAGCTGCGGAACTTGCTCAATCTTATATATGGCTTGATCAGGTATTCGATCTTGTCTTTGCGGATACAGCGCAGGGAGAATTTTTAGATAGACGAGCTGCTGAAGTTGGAATCACTCGTAAAGCGGCCACAAGTGCTGTATGGTCCGTTGAAGTCTCGCCCGAAGGTATAAGAATACCAACGGGATCAAGGTTCTACATTGATAGTCTATATTTTCAGTTTGAATCTGATGGAACTTTGAAATGTGAAACGACTGGTGCTGTAGGCAATGGGAATTTTGCAGAGCTGCCGCTCTTATCACTCGATAACATACCAGGATTAGAGTCTGTCATCTTTGAAGAATTGAAGATACCAGGGCAAGAGGAAGAAGACGATGAAGCTCTTTATGAGCGGTACTTGATGAGGGCAAGGCGGGAGGCTGTTAGTGCCAACAAAGCTCATTATAAAAAGTGGGCTGAAGAAGTAGAAGGAGTTGGCAGGGCGAAGGTGTTTCCACTTTGGAATGGTGAAGGCACAGTAAAAGTTGTCATCACTGACGGGAATTTTGACGTTGCGACAGATTTGCTTGTCAATAAGGTGCGGGAGTACATTGATCCGGTTCCGGGCGAAGGGGAAGGCCAAGCACCGATTGGAGCCACCGCAACCATCGAGAGTGCTAAGTGGAAAGATGTTGAGGTGTCCCTATCAGTGGAGCTTAAAATGGACTATTCACTTGAAGATGCTCAACAAGAGATAGAAGAGAAGATCAAGTCTCTCCTGAAATCACTTGCTTTTGAGGAGAACGTGATCAGAATGTCAGCGATCAATGATATTTTGTATCATGCGGATAGTGTCTCTGATTATGCGGATGTCTTGATCAACGGTGAAGCCAAAAACTTGCCGCTTCAGGACATTGAGATTCCGCGTCTAGGGCAGGTGATCGTCAATGAGCAAGTATGATGATATGAAGGCCTATTTACCTTCCTATCTAACGGAGATCACTGAATTTGATGAATTAATGAAATCCGAAGCCCCTGAAATGGAAAGGCTAGACGATTCTATTTTTGATATGACTGATCAGCTTTTTCCGATCACAGCAACATGGGGATTGGATCGATGGGAAAGAATGCTGAAGGTGCAGCGTGAGTCAGGTGACTCGATTGAATTGAGAAGGGCACGTGTATTGAATCTCATGTCAAACATTCCACCGATCACGTATGCATCACTAGAAAGAGCAGTGAACCGGTTCTTGAAGAACCCTAGCGCAGTGGTTCGTCTAACGACAGGCCGCTATCATTTCTCCCTTCGTGTTAATTTGGATGACCTGCAGAACACCAGATACATTGTAGAGACGCTTGAAAACTTAAAGCCTGCACACTTGGCTTACAAATTCACAAGCGTTCATCATACGGATGTTCATGAAATCAAAGACTATCGTAACAGGATCACACTGCGTAGCAGAGTGGGCTTTTTTGATCACATCCCAATCTTGCTGAATGGAGAGTTTTTACTTAATGGCACTTTTTATTTGAGCGGATCGCGCAATTCAACAGATATTCCAGTGCGCTTCCGGCAATCTTTAAAGCTGGCCATGAAGCTCAAAAAAGAAATGAAAGTTCTTGGACGTACAAGATATGTCATGGTAGGAGCCAAACACGAAACGGATCAACAAGCTGCTCTTACGCTTCGATCACGCTTCAATCATGTTAGGAAAGAAAAAAAGAAAATGACATTCCGCATGGCTGCTCATGTATCAAATGAGCAAAGCGGAAGTGTAATCATTAAGCAGAAATATTGGACGCTTGATGGATCGGTACCGCTCGACGGTTCAAAATATCTAGCTGCCACGTCCAAACAAATAGATTTATAAAGGAGGATCATTATGGCTGATCAATTAACCGTTACAACGCTTTATGCTCGCCAACAAATGGCGAAGGCTAGAGCGGAGGGAACGAAGCTCACAAAAGTGGTCAAGATGGCTTTTGGGAATGGTGGAACTAAGGACGGAAAGCCAATCTCTCTGGATGGAACAGAACAAGAACTCAAAAATGAACTTGTTCAAAAGGACATTGATTCCTATAAATTCATGGAGCCGGCGAAGATCCGATACACGTGCACCATCGCTGAAGGAGAACTGGCAGGAGAAGTGATCAACGAAATAGCACTTGTCGACGAAGACGGTAAATTCACCGCCATCCGCACTATGACAGACAAGCAAAAAGATGGTGACATTGAATTCATCTTTGAGATTGATGATATTTACTAGGAAAGGAGTGCTCATCGATGGACATTAAATCTCCTAAAGTGTTTGAAACAAGTGACAAGGCTCATGCGGATCTGTTCAATGACATGGTTAAAGTGTTGATTGAGAATGACTCTGGATTGTTAGATCAGATCATTGGCCATATTGATGACACCAAGCCGCATGCATCTGCAGCAGAGAAGAAGAAATGGAATGAATCGCAGCTATATAAAATCACAGCTGATGACGGCAAATACTTGATCTCTGTTCCAGCTGACAAAAATATTTATGATGCGATAAAAGACAAGGGGACCTGTACTTTCATTGCATCCCCAGGGGTAGAAGATTCCCCTGCACCTAGCAATGCTTATTTAAGAGGAATACAGACAGTTGGCCAAGATAAGATTGGCACTGGCTTTGCGGTAGACACGTCAGGTAATGCGTATTACTTTTACTATAATTCTAACCATATATCTATCACTTGGACGCAGCTGCCGACAGTAGTTGAAAAAGATAAATGGAACAATGGCCAACTCTATAAATTGACTCAAGATTCGGGTGAACGAAAACCGCTCCCCAAAGTATTAAACGGAACAGATGTCTTATCATTGCCTCCTGGCCGTTATTATGCAGCTGGTCAATATCTTACAAACATGCCGACAACCAATGATTCAGGTTGGTTTAATATCGATGTTGATACTGCTGTAACAAGAAAAGACATTCATGTCTGTCGAAGCTTTGATAATTTACATTGGTTCGGAACAGTCCATACAGAGGGGAATTTCACAGGTTGGAAACGTGTTATTACTGACGCAGATGCAAAACTCAATTGGAAGTACCCTACAATCGGCAACGGTTGGAAAACATATCAATCTGAGGTCAATAATGATTATCGGGTACGTGTTGCAAAGGATGCGCTTGGAACTGTTACTGTTAAGGGAGCAATTGCCGGAGGAACATTAGGTGATGTACCTGCCTTTACGTTACCAGAAGGATGTGAACCAGTTGCTCCATTCTATAATCTTGGAGTCGCTTCAAGTACCGGTGGTTTTAAAGGACCTCAATATAGTAGACAATATATCGCAACTGATGGCCGTTTTTGCATACAAAGCACAAGCAGCAATACTGAGTTTATTGTCGTGAATTGTATGTTTAAGGCAAAGGAGGGATAAACCATATGAAGCCAATATACGCGTACGATGAGAAATTTAAGTATATACCTGGTGGAGATAAAGAAATACCCGATGATGCTGAAATTCCAGAGGGTTTTACAGATGTTCAACCGCAAGAAGGGTTGTACATCGCAAAATACAATCCTTCAAGTAAGACATGGAGTGAGTCGGCAACCCAAGAATACATTGATAGCTTACAAACAGAGCAACCGCCGTATGATATTGAGTTACTAAAGCAGCAAAATGCGGTCTTAACTAAACAATTGACTGAACTGTCAAAGGAAGCAGCTGCAGCCAAACTGCGCGAAGCACAAATGGCGAAACAATTGGCCCAACTCATGACTGAGATTCAGGAGTTGAAGGGTGGTGAAAAATCATGATATATCCAACAGTTGCAGATATAAAGCAGTTTTGGGAGTGGAAGTGTTACGGTCCTGAAGACATTGCCTTTTATGTAGAAATCGGTTGGATTAACAAAGAAGACTATCAAGAAATAACGGGAGAACAGTACGAAGCCTAGAGGGGCTTTTTATTTTGCCTTCTTTAAGGGGGTGATCAAGTGAGGGAGTAGGTGAGTATGGTGGAAATGGATTTGGCTCAATATTTGATGACACAAGGACCATTTGCGGTTCTTTTTTGTTGGGTTCTGTTTTATGTTCTCAACACGACAAAAGAAAGAGAAAACAAGCTCAATGAGCAAATTGAGGCACAAAATGAAGTCTTAGCAAAGTTTAGTGAGAAGTATGACGTGGTGATCGATAAACTCGATAAAATTGAACGGAATTTAAAATAGTAGGAGGAAACAATTATGAAAAACTTCGACAAAGGCACTGTGATCCGTACAGTGCTTCTTTTTATGGCACTAATCAACCAGGCGCTTATCGTATTTGGCAAGCCAATCTTGCCAATCAGTGAGGACCAAGTCACTTCGTTGGCTGAGACATTGTACCTTGCCTTCTCAATGGTCTTTACGTTAGTAACAACCCTTGTCGCATGGTTCAAAAACAACTATGTGACTGAGAAAGGAAAGCTGCAAAAAGAAGCGCTGCAACAAAAAGGATTAACGAAGTAAGGAGCTGCCATGAGGTGGCTCTTTTTATATTTAATAGACCAAAAAGGAGACGATGAACGTGGTAAAAATCATTAAAGATTATATTCCGAAAAGCAACAAGAACCGTCCTGGCAACTACATGAAGCCTTTATATATTACGGTCCACAATACTGCTAATACTAAAAAAGGAGCAGACGCAGCTAATCACGCTAGTTTTGTTAAGCGATCTAGCACGGGGGTAAGCTGGCACTTTACTGTGGATGAAAATTGTATCTATCAGCATTTGCCGCTAAACGAAAACGGTTGGCATGCGGGAGATGGTCGGGGAACCGGCAATATGAAATCAATTGGTATCGAAATTTGTGAGAATGCTGATGGGGACTTTGAAAAGGCAGTTGAGAACGCCCAATGGCTAATTCGTCAGCTGATGACCGAGCAAGGCATTCCATTGGCCAACGTTGTGCCACATAAGAGATGGAGCGGCAAAAATTGTCCGCGAAAGCTGCTTAATCGTTGGGACAGCTTCAAAGCTGGGATCGCCGTTGCTCACACAAATAAAAAGCCGACTGTTAAACCAACAACAGCAGTACCATCCAAAACAGCAGTTTCCAAGCCTGCTAAAAAGTCATACAACCTGCCTACCGGCATTTTAAAAGTCACGAATCCTCTTACAAAGGGATCAGCAGTAAAAGCCGTACAAGAAGCCCTAGCGGCTGTTTACTACTACCCGGATAAAAAGGCAAAAAACAACGGTATTGATGGCTACTATGGACCCAAGACTGCGAATGCAGTCAAGCGATTCCAGCTCATGAATGGCTTAACACCTGATGGCATATACGGACCGAAGACAAAAGCCGCTCTCGAAAAACTATTAAAATAAAAATCTATAGATATGACTACAGGAAAAGAAATTAGCCCCTGTCCTTAATGGATGGGGGCTTTTTTGTTTAAAGTGTTTTTACATTAAGTATATCTGCAAATTTTATTAAATTTGTATCAGAACGGCTATCTTTTACATGAAACAGTTTCTTTATATGGTCCACGTATACAACTTGTCCCGATACCTCTCGAACAAACCCATCATCAAATAGCTCGAAATTCAGAGTCGAGTCTTCGCTCATAGCAGTCGCTATTGTATATTCAAATTCTTCAATCTGTTCTGGGCTTAATGTTGGCCGCTCAATCTTATGTTTTGCAAGATGAAGTTGCCTTAGTGCTTCGTTATGCTCAGGCAATATAAACTTCATCTTCCAACGGTTTTGATCCTTTTCTGTATTCCACAT